ACTTTTCTATTCCTCTACACCCAGAACACCACCAAGCAATTGCTAAATTGAAAGATGGTCAGGAACACCACTTTAAAGATGAAACTGGACACCACTGGGGTGCTTATCGCAGAGGTGATGATGTTCACTTTCAATCAGCTGATCACCATGGTGCAATGAAAACTAAAGTTCCTCATCACACTATGAATGAAGAAGTTGAACACTTAGACGAAGCTAATCATCGCGAAATGGCAATGCATGGTAGAATGCACCCAGACATGGCTAAACATATGCATGTTGGTAATGAGATGGACTTCTATGGTCAAGGTTCTGGCGACAAGCACCATGGTAAAGTTTTAAAGAACGATGGTAAAGAAGTCCACGTTAAAGTTACTCACAACCCATACAACCCATCAGACAGTACTGTTCACAAATTCAAGGTACATACTTCTTTAGAAGAAACAACTGCTGCTGAGAAATTAAAAGCAGCTCTTGTCAACTACGATAAACTAAAGGCATCTGTTGCTGCCAAGGCTAAAGGTGGTGTAATTAAAACTACTCAGTCTACTGTTAAAGAAGAATTGAAACAAACTGGTCCAGTTGATACTAACAAAGTAAATGCTGCTGGTGATAAACCACATGATGAGAAGTGGGAAAAAGCTAAGAAACTTAAGAAGGAATCAGTTTCATTTTTAGATTTTATAAATACTCTACGAGAAGGCAAGACAATCCAAGTTTCTCCAGGAGTTAGACGCCACATTGGAACATATGGTAGTTCATACCAAGGTGATGATGATGACGAAGATGATGATAAGCCAGCTACTAAACCAGCTTCTACTGAGAAGCGTGGTCGTGGTAGACCAAAGGGTGCTGGTTCGGGAGCTAGACAGAAGGGATCAACTGCTGCGAAAAAGAAAACGTATGCAGACTATTCTGGTTATAAACTACATTTGCCAAACACAAACAAGTAATCAAAGGAGATTAAAATGGCACTATGGAATAAAACAGACAACTTAGCTGGTAAGCCAAAGTTCGTCGCAAGAAAAGCAGTTTTTGACAGCACTCAAGTTGACACTACTGCAGAAACAATCAGCTTGCTTGGCGCAAGCACTGACTTCCCAACTGGTACTGAAGTTGTTTACTCTGTAAATGGCGGAACAGCTATTGGTGGTTTGACAGATGGTACTACTTATTACGTTCACCGTAACGACAGCGGTCATATTGCTTTATATGACACTCAAGCTGACGCAATCGCTGGTGGCGCAACTGGTAAGATTAATTTAACTTCTGCTGGCATTGGCGCACAGATTCTTCAATCTACTGGTGCTGCTAATCAAGGGTTTGATCACAACTACAATGGTCGTGGTTTATACTTGGAAGACACTAATGAAGCTACTGTTGCTGCTAACCGTGCTCGTGGTCTGAAGACTCCAGGTTGGAATACTTACATCTCTTATACTGATGCTAACGGTAACGTTCGCCACAAGTCTGAGACTCTAGTTGCTGTTAAAGCTACTCCAGCTCAAGCTGGTACTAACGCTAACGACAACGCAGTTCTTGCTAACAGTTAATCTAAATAAAGTGACGAGGGGAATCGTTCCCCTCCATTTTAAAATGGATTATTATGGTAGAAAAATTAAATGATGCTAACTTCTTGGTATTCGCAATGCATCATTATGACAATCCCCAATGTCATAGTCTGAACGAATTTGAAGATGACCTTAAAAAGTTTCTTTATCTCAAGAAGTTATTATCACGTTATAAGAATAATGGTGAATTAAGAGAGCGATTAATACTAAACCATATTATTGTTTTATATAATATCTTCGGAGAAAATACAACGAAGATGTTGTTTTATAAAATAGAACAAGCGTTATGGCCAGAGCTAATAACTTTCTTAGTTTATCTTAACAGAATGCCAGAAACGATTCCTGAATATGGAATTGTGCTATCTGATTATAAGTTAGATGAAACTATCATTGCGACGCTAAGGAAAATATGACAGCAATAGTAGACAACTTAATCGCATTTAAAGTGTTACATAAATTAGTAACACCATTCATTGACACTGATGCGTATAAGTATGGAATTATAGATGCTCACGGTAATGTGTTGAGAAAATCCAACACACTTACAACTGCTGCTGAGAAAGATGCTTACACTTATCTAGATCGTTTAGTTTTTAATTTGAAAAAGATTATAGCTAAACTTCCAGCTGGCAGTTCGCATTTACAAAATATGACTGCTGCGTTATTTCTCGTTAAAGAATACCAAGAAAATAAAATTAGAACTACTTCTTTGATGGAAGCAAGACTACGTAAAATTCTTGAGCATATGAACAATGGTATTGTTTTAGTTGAAGAAGAAATTCTAGTATCGAAGTATATGCAACTGTCTGAAGATGGCGGTGGTGCTGGTGGCGCAGGCGGTGCTGGAGCAGGTGGTGGAGTTGCTTCTGCTGTACCAGCTAACGTTACTGGTGATAGAGTTTCCACTAATACTCCAAAATTACTAAATACTAAGATTAAAAAATATAAGGAAATTAACAGAAGATCTGCTCCTGTTGAACTGAGAAACTAATAATGTGGCTTTTATCATTCGTACCTGATAGTTTATTACATACGGCAGTTTTAGCTACACTGTTTTCTGGTGTTGCTTTATATGTTATTGGATTGTTGCTGAATTTTTGGCCACCATCATTACCATATCGCGAGCCAGTTAGAATTGCTGCCACAGTATTAACTATTCTTGGTGTGTATTTTTATGGTGGTTATGAAAATGAAATGAGTTGGCGCAACAAGGTTGCTGAGTTACAAGCTAAAGTTCAAATTAGCGAACAGCAATCAAAAGATGCCAATAAAAAATTAGATGATGCGTTAAAAGATAAGAAACAAATAATTACGAAAACACAAGTAGTAATACAAGAACGTATTAAAGAAGTAGAAAAAAGAATCGACTCGCAGTGCGCAGTTGATCCTGAAGTGATTAAAATCCTAAACGATGCTGCGAAGAAACCTACAAAATGAAAAAACTTCTATTGATACTTCCTGTATTATTATTGACTGGTTGTTTAGGAACAGTTCCCATTCAGCGAAACTTTCCTAATGTTCCAGAAGATTTGAAAGTTGCATGCCCCGATTTGAACACAGTTGAACCAACCACTAAGTTTAGTGATGTTGTTTCTGTTGTTACTAAAAACTATGGGCAATATCAAGAGTGTCAACTTAAAGTTGATGCGTGGATTGAATGGTACAAAACTCAAAAACAAATATTCGAATCGGTAAATTAAATGGAATCGCCTGAAAGAATCGCAAAATTGGAAGCCCAAGTCGAATCAATAAAAGAAGATATGGCTGATGTCAAGGTGGACATCAAAGAGTTACATTCACGTATAACTACAGGTAACAGAGAAATCATGGACAAACTAGACGAGAAGATCGATGCTCTAGCGAAGTCTGACAGAGAACAACATGAATCTTTAAAGAAAACTATGGATAATGTAAAGGATCGTGTTGACATTCTTGAGAAGTGGCGTTGGATGATTGTTGGTGGTGCAGTTGTAATTGGTTATTTAATGGGTCATTTAGACTTTTTTGCAAAGTTCTTAAAATAAAATTTGCTTTTTAATCTCAAGTGGAGTAAAATTACTACTCTACTTGGGATTTTCACATTATGCTATACATTGACGTTAAGTTTGCAAACATCTTAGGCACACGTCTAAGAAACTTCAAAAAGAAAAATGATTACAACTGGAACTTCTCGTGTCCATTTTGTGGCGATAGTGCGTCAAACAAACTAAAAGCACGTGGTTACATTTATCGAACTAAGGCAGATCTGTTTTATAAATGTCATAATTGCGGTAAGGGAACAAACATTGGTAACCTTATCAAACATGTAGATCAAAAACTTTATGATGAATATGTTCTTGAACGCTATAAAAGTGGCGCAGTAAAGAATAATGATCACAAGGATGTTAAAGAAACATCTGTCGTTCTAGAAACCAAACCAGTAGAACTACTTGAGGATGATATTCTTTCATCACTCAAAAGGTTGGACACACTTCCAGTTACACACCCAGCAGTTGCTTATGTGATCAAGAGAAAAATTCCAAAAGATAAATGGAGTTTACTGTATTTCTGTCCAAAGTTTAAGAAGTACACAAACAGTGTGTCATTCAAATTTACAAACGAGAATGACGAGCACCCAAGAATGATCATTCCATACTTCAAACCAAGCGGCAAGTGTTTCGCATACCAAGGTCGTGCGTATGGTGCAGAAGAACCTAAGTATTATACCATCAAGGTAGATGAAACAGAGGAGAAGATTTATGGACTCGATCGAATTGACTATGGTAAAAGAATCTACGTCGTTGAAGGACCAATTGATTCCTTATTCCTACCTAATGCAATTGCCGTTTCTGGAAGCAGTTTCGATACCCCTACTGTTCGCCAGTTGCTTACTAATGCAACAATCGTAATGGATAACGAACCTCGCAATAAAGATATCGTAAGACAACTTGCTAAGTATATTGATTTAGGGTATAATGTATGCATGTACCCTGATACTGTGAAAGAGAAAGACATCAACGAGATGATTTTATCAGGTAAAACCTCTGAGGAAATTGTTGAGATGATAAATACAAACACCTACTCTGGTGTTGAAGCGAAATTAAGATTTACTACATGGAGAAAGATATGAATGTTTATATTTTGTTAGATCGTAGTGGCTCAATGGCCACTTTGTGGAATGAGGCGATTGGTTCTATCAATGGATACATTGAGAAATTAAAGAAAACTGATAATGTTCACTTAGCTGTTTTCGATTCTGTTTCCCATGATGTAATTCGAGATTGTAAAGCCAAAGATTGGGACGATGTTACTGCCGAAGAAGTTCAACCACGTGGTGGTACACCTCTCTACGATTCTTGTGGCAAAATCATGACTCAAGCCGAAGAAGATGATGCGAAGAAAACTGTTCTCGTTGTTATGACAGACGGATATGAAAACGCATCGCATGAATATACGCAAGCTGCTATTAAAGCACGTGTGAAACAGTTTGAGGATAAGAAATGGGAAGTTCTATTTCTTGGCGCAAACTTTGATGCAGTTGAAACTGTTTCTGGTTCAGTTGGTGTTGTTGGTAGTAAGACTATGAACATCACTCGTGGTAATATTGCCGCAGCGATGAATACACTTTCTTCATACACTACTGCTTATGCTACCACTGGTGCGTCTATCAACTTTACCAGCGAAGATAAATTAAAGGCAACTACAAATTCATCAACACAAGTGAGTATTTAATGCGAGTAAAGTTAATTAGTTATAGTAAACCCTCTCGTGAGATGTATGATGAAGGTTTGTTGGATGTGCAGGAATTGATTGCTTTCTGCGCACGTGTCAGTAATCCAAGCAATCAATTCAACACAGATACATCAGAGAAGTTAATTAAGTATTTGATTAAGAACAAACACTGGTCTCCACTTGAGATGGTCAGTGCTTGTTTAGAAATTGAAACTACTCGTGATATAGCAAGGCAGATCTTGCGTCACCGCTCTTTCTCATTTCAAGAATTCTCACAGCGATATGCTGATCCAACTAAAGACTTATCTTTCGTTCTTAGAGAAGCCCGACTTCAAGATACGAAGAATCGTCAAAATAGTATCGAAACAAACGACGAAGACTTGCAAAGGCAATGGGAACTAAGGCAGAATAATGTCATTACCGAATCCCGTCTAGCTTATCAATGGGCGATCGATAATGGCATTGCGAAAGAGCAAGCCAGAGCAGTGTTGCCAGAGGGACTTACAGTTTCTCGTTTATACATGAATGGTACTCTCAGAAGTTGGGTACATTACTGTGAATTGAGAATGGCAAATGGCACCCAGAAAGAACATCAAGAAGTAGCACTTCAATGTGCTAAAGTTATTGCTGAGGTATTTCCTTTAGCAAACGAATTAATACAATTATAACAATAAGGGCATTTTATGGACTTCGTTCACGGCATTAAGGTTGACTATTCACGTGATAATTTATTTGATGAATTAGGTAAACTACGTTTAAAAGAAAGTTATATGAAGGACGATGAGACAAGTCCTCAAGAAAGATTCGCTTTTGTCTCTAAACAATTTGGAAGCAATCCCGAACATGCGCAACGATTATATGAATATTCAAGTAAGCATTGGCTCTCTTACTCTACTCCCGTTCTTTCTTTTGGTCGCAGTAAGCGTGGTCTTCCTATATCTTGTTTCCTTAACTATATTGAAGATACTGCGGAGGGATTAGTTGATAATCTTTCAGAAACTAATTGGTTATCTATGCTTGGGGGTGGCGTGGGTATTGGTTTTGGCATCCGCTCAGCTGACGATAAGTCTACTGGAGTTATGCCGCACCTTAAAATCTACGATGCGAGCTCGCTTGCGTATCGCCAAGGACGCACGAGACGTGGTAGTTATGCTGCTTATCTTGATATTAGTCACCCTGACATTATTAACTTTTTAGAAATGCGCAAGCCAACAGGCGATCAAAATATGCGCACATTGAACATGCACCATGGAATTAACATTCCTGATGCGTTTATGGAAATTATTGAGAAGTCAATGATTGATGATCATGCAGATGATTCGTGGGAATTAATCGACCCTGCTTCTAATGAAGTTCGCGAAGTTGTTTCTGCTCGTGAGTTGTGGCAACGTGTTCTTGAAATGCGCATGCAAACTGGCGAACCATATATTCACTATATTGATGAATCTAATCGTCAGATGCCACAATGGTTAAAAGATAAGGGATTGACTATTCGTCAATCAAATTTGTGTTCTGAGATTATTCTTCCAACCAACGAGAAACGTACTGCTGTTTGTTGCTTGTCATCATTAAATCTTGAATATTATGATGATTGGAAAAACGAAAAGTTATTTCTTAAAGACGTTGCGGAAATGCTTGATAATGTTTTGGAGTATTTCATTAAGAATGCACCAAAAGAAATTAAACGAGCGATTTATTCAGCTAAGAACGAACGTTCTATTGGTATCGGTGCTTTAGGTTGGCATGCGTATCTACAGAAGAATAATATTCCTTGGGAATCATCACTCGCTGTTGGTAGAAATAAACAAATCTTTAAAGGTATTAGGGAAAAATTAGATGTTGCGAATAAAGAACTGGGTACTGAACGAGGGGAAGCTCCTGATGTGCAGGGTAAAATTCTTTTCGAAGATGATTCTGGCAATACCGTTGAGTTTAATTCTTCTGATACTGTTACTGTTGTCCGAGATGGTGAAACGATGCTTATTCGTGCTTGTGCCGTCATTGAAGGAGATGATTTGAAAATCTGAAAACGCTAAATAAGCATTAGGAGCATATAATTTAATGGAGTCCCTAATGCTTTATAGCAAGATTTACGAATCAATTATTGAACGAGCAAAGAACCGAGTGCTAACAGAATACTCTGAAAAACATCATATTTTACCTAAATGTTTGGGTGGAAATGATGAACCAGAGAATCTTGTTAGACTAACCTTCAGAGAACACTTTCTTTGTCACCAGTTACTATGTAAGATACACCCAGATAACCAAAAGTTAATCTTCGCATTTTCTTCGATGGTTCGTGTTTCTAGAAAGAACTCTAAACGATTCGATGTTCTCACTTCTAAACACTTCGAAGTTGTCAAGAAAACTCTGGCACCTTATATGGGTAAATGGAACATCGGAAGAACTGCTTGGAATAAAGGTATTACTGGTGATGAGTTCAAAGCGAAGTATAAGAATGGTGGTTTGACCCCACCAAAGATGGATGGGTGGAAGTGGATCAATGATGGTACTACCAATAAGAAGTTACCACCAAACACTGAAATTCCAGAAGGTTGGGTTCGTGGTCGTTTTGGGTTTAGCGAAAACAATCCTATGAAGAATAAAGAAACTGCATCTAAGAATGCTAATTTGAGAAAGAAGATATGATTGACTATCACGAAGCTGTTAGAGAAATGCACAAAGGTAATGTGGTCAAGTATGTTGGCACAGTCAACGGCAATGTAATGACTGACACGGGCTGGAGTTGGTGTATGTGCCGTGGTTGTATTTTTCCATATAACAGTGAACCATTATGGAACTTATCAGGACACATGGTTTATGATCCAGACTTTCGTTATGTGCTTACTGGCGAAACTGTTGACCCAAGAGCGTGGAAACCAGAGAAGAACAAAGACCGTAAAGAGATTAAATCCAAGTTGGGTTATAGTAGAATAGGATTGGGGAATGTATGAACGAACGAATTAAAGAACTTGCTGAACAGGCTGGATTGGAGTGGGGTCCTGGGGGCTATGCTGATTACTCAGACTTTGACCATTCGCTTTTTGCCCTGTTGATTGTTCGGGAATGTATGGATATTGCCTATGAGTATGACGCACCAAAAATGTCTGGTCCTGGTATGATTATTGCCAACAGGATTGATGCCCACTTTGGCTTGGGTATGAGTGTTGAAGATAAGAAAACTTTGATCAAAGAATTGTTAGGAATACAAAAATGAAAGTAAAAAAAATAACAAAACCTGATTGGGTTGGGAATAGATTTTCCCATTTAATGGCGGTGGCACCAAACGCATCAAGTTCCATTCTCATGGGGAATACTAGTCCTAGTATTGAACCTTATCGTGCCAATGCGTATCGTCAAGATACTCTTTCAGGTTCGCACTTAAACAAGAATCGTTATCTTGATAAGGTTATTCAAGATCATCTAGATGATGGAACAGGTGCTATTAGCACTGAGGATTATGAAGACATTTGGCGTAGCATTATTGCCAACGATGGTAGCGTACAACATCTGACATGGATGGACGACTGGACTAAAGATGTATTCAAGACTTCTATGGAAATTGACCAGCGTTGGGTTATCCAGCATGCTGCCGATCGACAAGAATACATTGATCAGGCGCAATCCTTAAATGTATTCTTCCGTCCTGATTCTAATATTAAATACATTCATGCTGTTCACTTTATGGCATGGAAATTGAAGCTAAAGACTATGTACTATTGTCGTTCAGACAAGATCGCTAAAGCAGATAAAGTTGCTAAGAAGATCGAACGTGAAGTTATTAAAGAGATCGACTTGCATGCTATGACTGGTGATGAATCTGTTTGTTTGGCATGTGAAGGTTGATAATGGAAGATCCATTTAAAGTACAACACATATTTCCAACAGTAATATATACTTGTTTATTACAGGATCCGACCATACAGCAAGAGATGAAACTTGCTGTTGATCAGACTAGTTGGAATAAAGTTGGTGGAATTGATTGGGGAAGAACTCACAAGATATCAACTGCACATTTTGATAGTGATGAAGTAGAGAAATATAATCTACTAAACTTTAAACGAAATATGGAAATTCATTTAAAGAAATATCTAGATGAATTGAGAATGCCGTTTAGTGATTACAGAATAACTTCTTGGTTTACCCGATTTGATAAAGGTGATTTTGGTATGTGTCACCACCATGGTGATGCTGACATTTCTGGTTGTTATTACTATAAAACAAATGGTCGCGACGGAAATTTATATTTCCAATCACCTAACCTTGCTGGTGATACTTCAACATATCATTCATATCATAATACCATGTTTGTTCATCCACCAAGTGTTGGGAAATTAGTTTTATTTCCTGGATGGTTGAGTCATGGTATAACTTTAAACGAGACAGAACAAGAACGAATTAGTTTTTCGTTCAACATATTTTTCAATAGGAAATAAAATGGTAAAAAATAAAACAAGAATGACCGATGAACGAACTTACTTTAAGCCATTCAATTATCCATGGGCATATGAAGCGTGGCTCAAACATGAGCAAGCGCATTGGCTACACTCTGAAGTACCGATGGCTGAGGATGTTAAAGATTGGAAAAAGAAATTAACTGCTGAAGAAAAACAATTTTTGACGAACATTTTTCGTTTCTTCACGCAAGGTGATATTGATGTTGCTGGTGGATATGTAAAGAATTATCTTCCATATTTCCCACAGCCTGAAATTCGTATGATGCTATCAGGGTTTGCTGCTCGAGAAGCACTACATATCGCAGCATACAGTCACTTAATCGAAACACTTGGTATGCCTGAGTCAACTTATAACGAGTTCTTAGAATACCAAGAAATGAAGGATAAACACGAATATGTTGTCGAACAAAGTTCGAAGAATGGCACTATCGAATCGACTGCGCAACACATCGCTATCTTCTCTGCTTTTACCGAAGGTATGCAGTTGTTTAGTAGTTTCATTATGCTTCTTAATTTTCCTCGTCATGGCTTGATGAAGGGAATGGGACAGATCGTTACTTGGTCTATTGTTGATGAAACAATGCATGCCGAGTCAATGATTAAACTCTTTAAAGAATATATCAAAGAAAATCCAGAAATCTGGAATGACGAATTAAAGGGTAAAATATACACTATCGCTGAAAAGATGGTAGAACTTGAAGATAAGTTCATTGACCTTTGCTATGCGACTGGAGATATGAGAGAATTATCTGCAGCAGACGTTAAGCAATATATTCGTTATATCGCAGATCGTCGTTTGATCTCATTGGGTATGAAGGGTATTTTCAAAGTTAAGAAAAATCCATTGCCTTGGGTTGAAGAAATGATTAATGCTCCAGTGCATGGTAACTTCTTTGAGAATAGAGTAACAGATTACGCCAAGGGTGCCTTGTCAGGTTCTTGGTCAGACGTATGGGGAAAGGCAGCATAATGACAACAAAACACTTTGAATGTGAAGAGTGTGGAGCGAATGGTAAAATTATGATAAAGGGAGATGATCATAAATTAGAAGACATTGTCTATTGTCCAGTTTGCTCTGCTGACATCTACGAGGAAGAAGAGTATGATGAGGAAGAATGAGGGCTGGGATGGTTGATATAAATAGTCTACTATGTGGACTTATCAAAATCAAATCATCGAAACATTACCTGAAGACTGCGTTGGGTTCGTTTATCAAATAACGAACCTGACGAATAGTCGTAAATATATTGGTAAAAAGTTAGCAAAGTTTTCTAGGACAACCTATAAAACTGTAAAATTAAAAAACGGAACCAAGAAGAAAAAGAAAGTCAAGAGTAAAATTGACTCTGATTGGATGGAGTATTATGGTTCCAGTATAGAGTTAAATAAAGATGTAGAGAATCTCGGGAAGGATAACTTCACCCGAGAAATTTTATTTTTCTGCAAATCTAAAGCAGAGTGTAGTTATATAGAAGCAAGAGAACAGTTTTCTAGAAGGGTAATGGAAACTGAAGAATACTATAATGGTCAGATTTCAGTTAGAGTGCATAAAGGGCATATATTAAATAAACTATGACGTATCTATTATTTGCATCAGCATTAGGTTTATCTGCCTGTGCTGCTTACTACTCGGTTATGGGATTGCTAGCAATCTTTGCGGCAGCACCCATTCCGATTTTTATTATGGGGTCATTATTAGAAGCGTCTAAACTTGTAGTTGCTTCATGGTTATATCGCTCGTGGAAGAAAATCCCTATTTTAATGAAGAGCTATTTTACAGTTGCTCTTGTTGTATTAATGATGCTTACTTCGATGGGAATCTTTGGATATCTATCGAAGGCACATTTAGATCAAGCAGTTCCAACTGGTGATGTTGCTGCTAAGTTGGCGTTAATTGATGAAAAAATTAAAACAGAGAAGGAGAACCTAGATGCGAGCCGTAAAGAACTTACTCAACTGGATCAACAAGTTGATCAAACCATCAGTAGAACAACCGACGACAAAGGTGCCGAGCGAGCCATCGCCATCCGTAGAGGACAGCAAAAAGACAGAGCCAGAATCCTCAAAGAAATCGGTGACACGCAAACCAAGATCGCCAAGTACAACGAAGAGCGTGCGCCAATCGCAGCCGAAAACCGTAAAGTCGAAGCAGAAGTCGGACCAATCAAGTACATCGCAGCAATAATCTATGGCGATAACCCAGATGCTGATATTTTAGAAAAAGCAGTTAGGGTTGTTATTATAATGATTGTTATTGTTTTTGATCCGTTGGCAGTTTTACTGTTAGTTGCTGCTAACTGGAATCAAAAACAAAAAGAACCTGAAGTTATAGAAAACGAATATCAATCGTATAAACCAGATGCTTGGGTTGCTGATGTTACTTTTCCAGATCCAACTCCAGAGCCAGAACCAGAACCTCTACCCGAGGAATCTAAAAACATCATAAAAGAATTCTTTAAAAAAAAAGATCTTCCCGAACAAACTGAACCAGTAACTAATGATGAAACTTTAGATTTGAGTATTAGTGACGAAGTCCAAACATCGGACATAGTTAAAATTGATATACAGTATGCTGATCATCCAATAGCGAAGAGGGTTTATGTCGGTCCAAGTTTATGATGATATTCTAACTGATGAAGAGAGTAAAGAGTTAGAATCAAGGTTTATTCAAATACCATGGTTCTTATCGACAGCTGACAACTATGCGTCAGTTACTAAAAATGTGGTGGAACAGTTCTCTGACAAGAACACCATCGAACCACCACAAATGACAAATTTCCTGTTTAATAATGGTAGGCAGAATTCCCAGCACTGGGTTCATGCAGCTGCCATTTTAGATAAATTCTGTAGTAAAACAGGGATTAAAATAAAGTCATTATTCAGATGTAAGGCTAACCTCAGCCTGCAATCAAATGCCACAACAACGCAGTACATGACTCCACATTACGATTCTTATGAGAACCATAAAGTTCTGATATATTACGTAAATGACTCTGATGGAGCGACCATTACATTTGACGAAAATCGTGAAGTTGTAGACATAATTACAGCTATGCGTGGTCGATTCGTCTTGTTCGATGGAAAGACCTTACACTGTGGGCAACCCCCAATTCAAAATAAAGTTCGTATAGTCCTCAATTACAATTTCTTGTAAACGGGAAATATGCCTAAATAGTTCTAATGTAGTTTGGACTATTAATCGGGTAGAAATGGATTTTATAAAAATCATAGCGGAAGTAGGGTTCCCAATTGCAGCTGCAATGGCTGCTGGGTACTTCGTATTCTTAACATTAAAGTTTATTTTGGCTGGTGTTACATCAGCTGTTAAGAGTATGGCTGGTATTATTACAGCTTTAGATAAACGTGTGGCAGCTATGAACCACGATGTGATTCGAATTGACACGAAGGTTAGTCATGCTTTGGGTATACCTCCTGATCTAGATCGCATTGCTCGAGCAGAGCAATCAGATGCAAGGAGAGATTAATGGATTTTGTATCATTAATTAACAAATATGGTTTCCCTATTGTCGCTGCAGGTGGAATGGGTTACCTCATATTTTATGTATGGGAATGGGCAACCAAAGATATTAAACCAGTAACGACTGAAGCAAATAATGTTTTAATAGCTCTTATTGATCGTATCCGTATGTTGGATAATGACCTAATTAGACTGAATCAAAAGGTGAATGTCATTTTATCGTTGCGCGAAAACGGAAACATAAAAAATGACACATCTAAAAAAGATAACAATAGCACTGGGGTTAATCAGTAACCTCGCTCTAGCAGCACCCCTAAACGATTTCACATTTAAATCTCCAGCTTTTACTGGCAACGGATATGGCACATACGTTCTTACTATTGAGAACGAACAATTCACACGTCAGCAAGCAATCAATCAGGCTGTTCAAGCTGCAGCCCAACAAGCTAAAACTGATGCTGCTAATACACCAATCAATCAATTCTTGACAAACCTTGAGTCAAGAATATACGCACAGATTTCTCAGAACACTGCTACTGCTATGTTTAGTGGTAGTTCTAGCACCTGTGTATCTTCTTCTGCATGTACGTTTCAGTTTGACCCAACAACTAGCATTAGCTGGTGGTGGTCTGGCACAAACATCGTAATGCAAGTAACACAACCAAGTGGAACTAGTAACATTACTATTCCGACAGCACAATTTAACATGACAGGACACTAAGATGAAGAAAACACTTCTCGCCCTCGCCATGATTTCTTTAATGAGTGGTTGCGCAATTACTCAAAAAATGGGTGTTGAATATAAACCTGAAGTTGCGCAAACAAAACTACAAAAAGAATTTGATAGTATTCAACCACCAAACAGTTCTAAAATAACTGTTGCTGTATATTCATTTAAAGATATGACAGGGCAGCGTAAGGCAGTTAGCAATTACGCCAGTTTCAGCACAGCAGTAACTCAAGGTGCTGAACCATTTTTAATTAAAGCTCTTCAAGACGTTGGCTATGGTCAATGGTTTGATGTAGTTGAACGTGTTAGCGTTGATAATCTAGTTAAAGAAAGAACTATTATTCAACAAATGAGAACACAATATGAAGGTAAAGATGCTAGACCTCTAGCACCATTACAGTTCGCAGGTATTATTATGGAAGGTGGCATCATCGGTTATGATTCATCAACAGAATCGGGTGGTGCTGCATATAGATGGTTAGGTATTGGACCACAGACACAATACAGTAAAGATATCGTAACTATAAGTTTACGAGCAGTTAGCGTAAGCACTGGTAAAGTTTTAGCGACAGTAACTGTAACTAAAACAGTCTATTCAACAGCAGATTCGTTCGCTATGTTGAAAGCATTCCAGGATGGTACACAATTATTCGAAGCAGAAACAGGTTTAACTATTAATGAGCCAGGAACACTTGCCATTAAAACATCTGTTGAAGCAGCAGTCGTTGAGTTGATTAGAGAAGGAGAACGCAAAGGAATCTGGGAATACAGAAAACCTAAAGAGGAAAAATAAAAATGTTTAAAAGAATGACAGGCACTGGCAATTTGCCGAGAAAACTAATTGCAAGTCTGTTAATGGCTGGAATTCCATTAATGGTATACGCTGCAGATAACAGCATCTACATTGATCAGTCTGGTAGTAACTCTACTGTGACTGTTACTCAAGACGGTGCTGGTAACGTTGTTCGTGGTATTCAAGGAACAGGTACTGGTACTGGTAATACAACTCCTGTTCGTTTAACTGGTAACAACCAATCAGTTGTAGTTGATCAGGTTGGTACTGGTAACATCTTGAATATGGGCATCAATACAACAGTTGCTAACGGTATGACTGGTAATAACTATAGCTATACTGTTACTGGCAACAACAGTACAGCAACTATCGACAGTAATAACGATGGTCAAAATACCAGCGCAAGTAACAACTTAACAATCAACCAGTCTGGTAACAGTTCTGTTTCTAATGTAAACATTTTAGGAACAAACAATAATGTAACTGCTACCACTGCTGGTGGTTCTGGGAATGCTTTCCTATCAACTGTAAACGGTAATGGTAATACTCAATCTGTTAGCGTAACAGGTGGTGGTACTAATACAGTTGAGATCAATCAAGGTGTTGGTGGTAGTGCTGTTAACAACTCAGCTATCAACCTTGGAACTATCGGAGCTTCAACACAAAACTATAACGGTACTGCTACTGTTACTGTTCAAGGCGCAAGCAATACTGTTGACATTCAACAAACTGGTACAAGTGCTTATACTAACACAACAGTGCTAGCATTGAATGGTTCTGGTAACACTGCTAATATCGTTCAACAAGCAAACACTGCTAACACAACAGTAAATGTGCAATCAGTTGGAAGCAACAATACATTTTTAATTACAACTAAAGCACACTAATGAAACGTATATGGTTATGTTTATTTTTGATATCATTTAATTGTTATGCGGGGATAGGGACAGTTACCGAACAGGTAGCCGTCCCTGGATCCATTGTTCGTTCTGGTAAATCTTCATCAGCATTGAAAGGTGCTGGTATCGAAATGAACGACACTATTAATACCGCCAAAGGTAAGGTTGGTATTACGTTCGCTGATGATACTAAAGTTGAAGTGAACGAAAATTCGAAATTGGTAATTGACGATTTCGTTTATGATCCCAAATCTTCAAAGAGTGGCAAACTCGCAATGAAGTTTGCGCAAGGCACAGTTAAATACGCTTCTGGTGCTATCGCTCATAATGACCCATCTAAAGTAGCAATCAATACACCAACTGCCACTATCGCAGTTCGTGGTACTGACTTCACAGCAACAGTTGACGAAGTTGGTACATCAACAATCATTCTACTACCATCGTGCCCAAAAACTTGGGTAGATATCGATCGTGATTGTAAAACTGGAATCATTGATGTTATAACAGATGCTGGGATGGTGACTCTAAATAAACCATTCGAGGGAACTAAAGTAACAGCAAGAAATATGCCACCATTGAAACCGACTATTCTACATTTAACTGCTGATGTTATTAATAATCTGTTAATTGTATCACCACCAAAAGAATTTACTAAAGAGTCTGAAGTTAATAAGACCACTGTGTTAAATACTTCAGGAAATATGTTAACAGTTAATTTTTTGAAACAAGATTTCTTAAAGGATGAATTAAGTGGACAAACTCCATTCGGTGATAATCCTTTAACGCAACCATTACTACAACAATACTTCTTAGCAGATATCTTTGACATCTTGGCTCAACAGTTACAAGATGAACAGGCTGCTTTACTTCAAAACGTATTGACTCCACAGAATAACATTCTTCCTGATTATAAAAAGGAAACAGGTGTAGTTGCAACTATTGGTTCAAGTACAGTTGGATTGTGTAGAAGTGATGGTTCGAATATACAGTGCGTAACTGTCCCTAAAGATCAAAACTCTTCGATCTATCAGACACAAGGTTCAGTGACAATTCACAATCGTGTTAATCAAGGTGGTAACACAATAATAACATTGAGACAGAATTAATGGTTAAGGTATTACTATCGTTTCTCGTTGCTGGGTTAGTTGGATTCTGCACTCCAAGAGCACAAGCACAGAATCTACCCTCTGGTTATATCGGAACAGTTAATCAAACTGCCACTGGAATATATCAACAATTCTCTTATTCATATACTGCACCAACGACTGGTGTTGATTATATCGGTCTAGCGTTTCGTCAAGATCCTGGATATTGGAGCGTGGGTAGTTTCAAACTAACTGCGCAGGGAAGCACGACTAACTTACTAAATAACCCAAATTTACAATATGGCGGTAATGTAAGCCAATACGGTTTACAGGCACCAGCTGATTGGGGTGTTTGGTATCAAAGTTCAGCTGGCGCACCACCAGCTGCTGGTATGTGGTACGGTCCAGGAAGTGGATGGATGGGGTCAACTACTGCGGGACTTGGAGTTAATACTGGAACTTCTGGTTCTTGGATTGATGGTGCTGTTGGTAGTTATGATGGTATCTATCAAGGATTTAACGCTACTGCTGGAACTACATATAATTTTAGTTTCTATTCAGATGGAACAAATTCCTATTCAAACCCATCAATTATGATTGGTGTTTATGCTGGCGCATGTGCTGCTGGTTCAAACATTTTCAACTGCACACCAGTAACAACATCAGGGTTCACTGCTGCTGCCACACCTCAAGCTACTCAAGGAACAGGTGGTGCACCAACTCCACCTCCAGATACAGGTGGTGGTAGCACTGCTCCAACATATTCAAGTAGCATTACGACTTCTGAAAGTGCGTTGATGGCACTTGATCAATCATATGTTAATGCTATAACATCAAATTCAATTTATATTGATCAGGTCGGAAATAATGATAGAGTTACTATCAACCAGAATACAAAGTATAACGCAATAACTGGCTACACACAAAACGCAGTTCTTATTCGTGGTGGTAACAACAACATAACTATGCGTCAAGGCGACCCGAACAATACTGCAAGTACCCACAATTTAATGCAAGTTGATGTTCTCGGTGGTGGTGGAAATACATTAAATTTGAATCAAGGAACTGATACTAACGGTAATGGTACTGGAACTGATGCTGGTCATCACTATCTTGGTCTACAAATTAATGGTAGTTCCAACAGTGTAACTACTCAACAACAAACAACTAACCTAACAGTTGGAAATTACACTCAGATTGCTATTTCTGGTAATGCGAATAACGTTGGCGTTTATCAGACTGGTTCAGCTCCTCAACAAAGTTTCAACGTCGTAAATGGTAGTAGCAATACACTTAGCGTAACCCAACAGGGAACATCTACCCACTTCAGTGATGTAACATTGACTGGAAATAGTAACTCCGCTACAATATCCCAAAGTAATACTGGGGCAACTGGATCGAATGCAGCTACAATTGTGCTAAATAACTCTGGCGGTCCAACATCTCTAAACCTAACTCAGACTGGTGGTCAGGTTTATAGTATAAACCAAACTTGTACGAGTTCTGCTGGGTGCGGAACAATTACAGTTAGACAAGGTAACTAAATACACTTGTCATTCTTATAAAGGAATAGTTATGAAAAAGTTTTTAATTGCATTAAACATTGTTATCTGGACAATCGTTGGTGTAGAGTTTAACACAGCTAATGCTTGGACTCAGCGTCAACCATTCCCAGTACAAAACTGCCAAGCCCATGCACCTTATGGGTTCCCTCAAACAAATAATGTTCAACCACTTTGCCAGCAAGCATACCTAGTTGGTTATGATGCTCAAGCAAAATTACCGAAGTTTGTCACATATGAATTACTTCCTCAAAATGCTTTGGGCTGCGTCGCTCGTACTAATGCTTTTGCTGCTAATCAATTTGTACCAAATGGAGCCGTTCCCGCAGATTACGCTGGAACAGGATACGACAAAGGGCATATGGCTCCAGATGGAGACTTATCGTGGGACCCTCAGGTGGAATTTGAAAGTTTTTTGATGACAAACATGTCCCCCCAAGCTGGATCTTTGAATCGTGGAATCTGGAAACTATTAGAGACCTCAGTTCGTGGATGGACTGTTCAACGAAACCAGAGCTACACTGTTTATGTTGGTGGTGACTACGGTCAAGGCGACAAAACAATTGGTAAGGGTGTAGTTGTTCCTCATGGCTTCTATAAAATTGTTATCAACAATCAAACTTCTGAAGTAGCTGCTTGGTATTTCCCTCACGTTGCTCCATATCCAAACTTGGGTAACGATTTGACTAAGTTCCGTGTTGAAATTGGTCAGCTTGAACAGAAGGTTGGCGTTAAATATGCTTTCCCACCGAACGCTAAAGAGTTGGCTCCAGGTCAAGAATGGCCAGTCGACTTCGGTGCTTTAACAAAAGCTAAGCGTGCTAAGTGTGGTGCTAACGCATCGGATGACTGATCATGAGAGCAATAATATTAACAGCAGTTTTAGCCCTAACAGGTTGTTCCACTGTTACTAGTTTATTGCCAAAAGATCATGATCCAGTTATGTTTAATCAGATCGTCTCAATCGATATTAAATTGAATCAAGTTAATTGTTCAAATAAAGACTGGGGTGATTTATTAGATCGTGTCCATCACTTAAAGGTTTATACTGAATTAAGAAAAGACCCTCAAGCTACCAACGTAAGTCAGTTGGAAGAAGCATTGCTAAAGGCATATAATTCTAAAAGTGATATACTGTGTAATGATGTATTGTCAATTAATAAAACACGTGTTAGTGTAATCGAAGATGCTTGGAGGAGTCGATAATGTTTGAACAATTAAGAGAAGCTGCTGGGATGGGTGGACCTACTGCTAATTTAGCAAACCAGTTGTTGGTTATTCGTCAACAATATGAAAACCAAGAATTAAGTTCTGATGATTATCAATATCTCATTCAACAGGTTGCTCAAGTAAAGGCTGCTCAAGATTTATCGAACGATGAACAAGCGTTCAGATTTATTGTTGCTGCGGCAGAAGCACTATCGTTGGCGCTATGACATTAACTATACAGATTGCTGGAATTTTAATAGTATTCATTCCAACGATCTGTTATCAGATATATGATATTTGGTTTAGTAAATGAAAAAACTTTTATCGCCATGGATGGCACTGGTTACATTGGTGCTTATGATTGTAATTCGACTGGCAGACCCGACATTCGTTGAGTCTGTCAGACTTCGTTATTTCGATCAACTAATAACATCAAAGGAAGCAACTGTCTCAGAACATGTGGCAGTTGTAAATATAGACGATGCCACTATTAAGCAAAAAGGACAGTTTCCGTTCCCTAGAGGAGACTACTCAAAGATTATTGAAGATATTCTTAAACGTAACGCTGGTCTTGTTGTGTTTAATGTTTATATGCCTGATTCCGATAGGTTTCATCAAGACAGCCAGCTGGCTGCTACATTAAAAAATAATCCAGTAATTTTACCGCAACTAGCAGAAGTAGGTAAAGTTACTACCGATGTAATTCCATTCCGTCCAGGTGTTTCAGTAATCGGAGGAAATGCGAAAGATACAGGTGTGAAGTATGATACGATATATCCAACCATATTCAATAATAGTGCTGCTGGTATTGGTGTTGTTAACACTCTGCCAGAAGTCGATGGCGTCACCAGAAGAATACCAATGGTCGTCAACGCAAATGGAAACTTATACCCCAGCATCAGCCTTGAAACTCTCAGAGTTGCCGCAGGACAACCAAGTTTCCAAGTTAAAGTCAACGACAACGCAATCCAAGCAGTCAGAATTGCTCAACTTGGAAAAATCGAAACCGATGAACTCGGGAGAATTTGGGTTGACCCTACTAGCAGACCAGCAGAATATTCTGCCATCAATTTACCAAAAGACTTCGGTGGAAAAATCGTCATCGTCGGTCTTACCGCAAAAGGTCTTAACAATCCTGTCGCCACAGCAGGAGGTGCCCAATTTCCTCATTATATACAAGCTGAGGTTCTAGACACAGTAATTAGTGGCACTAACATCAGTAGACCAGATTGGTCTTTAATCGCTGAGTTAGGATTTATGATTGTAGCAGTGTTACTTTCACTTTACCTAACGAGGTTTACTCATGGATACATCTTCGCGATCTTATTGGGATTCGTTGCCTATTATGGTGGTATGGAATTGTTTGTACGACACCAGTATCTACTTGATGCTGTGTTCCCGATACTTACCATTGGAATCTGCAGCTTCCATGGATACATTGTCAAATTCCTTGTTGAACTGCGCCAAAAACTTCAAATCAAAAAACAGTTCGGTACTTACTTGTCTCCCGCTCTGGTCGAAAAGTTACAGCGACAACCTGAATTACTTAAACTCGGTGGTGAGTCAAGAGAACTTTCCATTATGTTCACAGATGTTAGAGGGTTTACTTCAATATCAGAACACTATGGGGAAGATGTTCAAGGTTTAACTCAAATTATGAATCGCTACATGACAGCGATGACATCAAAAATTATAGAAAACAATGGCACGTTAGATAAGTATATCGGTGATGCTCAGATGGCATTTTGGAATGCTCCACTCGATGAACCTGAACACGCTAAGATGGCTTTGAAAACAGCTTTACAAATGATGGAGAGTTTGGATGAATTTAATTCAGAAATTACTAAAGAGGGTGTGCCACCTTTCGGCATGGGTCTTGGGATTAATACTGGTACCGTTGTTGTTGGGAATATGGGTAGCGACCAGCGTTTCGATTATACTTGTCTTGGGGATTCTGTCAATCTTGCATCCAGACTTGAAGGACAGAGTAAATCGTATGGCGTCCGAATCATTCTTGGACAACAAACTGCACGATATGTTCAAGATCAGTATCCTGTAGCAGAACTTGATTGTATTGCGGTAAAAGGTAAAAAGATTGGAGTGAAAATTTTTACACCTGCAATAGTTTATTCGTTACATCCTATTTGGTTAGAAAACTATTACTCTGGAAATTGGGATGCTGCTATTGCAATGGTTGATTCTCTGAAAGCTGAATCTCCAGAACTATCGCAATACTATGATAACATGGTTGAACGTATGCAAGAAGGCAAACCAGCTGACTGGGATGGAACATATAGAGCCACATCGAAGTAAGTTGCAACTACGCTAAATAAAGAACCCTACTTGCAAGTAGGGTTTTCACATTTAACTTGACATTTATTTGACACCGAGGTAAACTTACGGTGTAGGGTTTGATGTTATTAACAAAGGATACTATGAAAACTGACAAGAATTTTAGACTAAGCAAGACCACTAAGCGTATGTTGGCTTTGATGAAGGGTACAGCTCAAGAACGAAATGCGTTCAAGCGTATGATGGTCGAAGCTGAATACTCTGAGGCACGTGCTAAGTTAGCAAAACTTAAAGATAAAGAATAATTTGACAAAATCATGAAAGCGAAGTATACTTATTCCAAACCTAGAGATCCAATAGCAAGAGATCTTCGCACTCCAAAATACCGTATGCGTGTAGTGGAGTCAAAGGTTGCGTTCACACGTAAAGTTAAACACAAGGATACATTATATGAGCGATCTTGATTTTGAAGCCGAACACTTCCGTGCTGGCTTACACACTGTTGTAAAAGTTAAGGCAATTCCATACAATATGATTGAGTTTTCTTTCAAACGAAAGATGACGACTGAAGAAGGTAAGGTTATTGTTGATAATGCATATACAATGTTTTTTGAACCTGAAGAATTTAAGAACTTCTTCACCCCATTAGTTAATGAATTGAAAGAGAGATTTGAAAATGACCCAAAGTTCACTAAAGAAGGACAGTGATGACTTTAAAACAATCATCCTTGACGCATTGCGTGCTGACGTCTCTACCGTCGTCTTCACTAAAGCAGACGGAACAGAACGAACGATGCATTGCACGCTTGTTGAATCAAAAATCCCAACCGACAAGCAACCAAAATCGGAAACGCAAAGTAGCAGCACTGCTGGATCCGCAGTTCGGGCATTCGATGTTGACAAGGGTGAATGGAGATCCTTCCGTTTCGAATCAGTAAAATCTTTTAATGGAGTTAATTATGTTTAATGCGATTTTGAGAACTTTTGGTGTTGGTATTGGTGCTGCATTTATTATCGGTATGATAATTATTTTGCCGTTCCTTTCTATCTGGTCATTCAACACCCTATTCCCAATGTTTAATATTCCATATACATTGGAAACTTGGTCAGCAACAATTCTGTTGGGTATGTTTTTCCGTGGAGCGTCATCTAAATGAGTATCAGTTCAATTGAAGACCGCAAGAAAATTTTTGCGGCAATCCGTGAGATCAGCAATTCAATGGTTCGTATTGAAGCTGAGAAAGATTTGATTAAAGACATCGTTAAGGATGTAGCTGATAATTATCAACTATCCCGTAAGGTTGTTAATAAGATGGCTCGTGTTTATCATAAACAAAGTCTATCGCAAACAGTTGCTGAGCATGATGAATTTGTAGAAACATACGAAGAAATTACAAGTGCTAATTCGCCGCAGAACTCCAACCAATCCTAAAGCAAAACTTCTATATCTAATGGGTAAAACATGGAAATATAAAACCATGTTTGACCTTGATATGGAAGAGGACAGTTTTGCTGACATTTTGTATAATGCTGGAATTGACGTAATTTCCGTTGATTGGCAAACAGGCGACACACATCAAACAATTTTTAAGAAGTGTCGAGATTTAGTAAACATACAAAATCCTGATTACATTATGGGATATTGTTATGGTTGCGCTGTTGCTAGTGCGATTGGAAATAACAAAACTAAACATATGTTCATGCTCGATCCATGTCCAGATAAATCTAAACAAACAGAATTCATTCCTGAGTTTGCTACTCTTATGAATGATGATATCAAAAATAGAAATTTAAATCTTGATGAAAAATTGCCACAAATAGCATTAGATAAAATAAAATGTCCTGTTACAATATTCAACACTAGTGATTCTTCAGAAATGGACAAACAAAATAGTCTTCAGGTAAAGTTTATTAAAAACAAAACTGTTGTTGATCTTCAGGGATCTCACTACGTTTTAATTGAACCTGCCAGATATGAACTGGCTAACAAAATTATGGAGATTATGAATGTTTGAAGATTTTCCAGCATTTACGAATGGTAACTTTTGCAGTGTTAAAGACTTGTCTGTTTCAATTTTAGACTTGGGGTTGATTCACTGCGATGCCACATATGATGTTCTCGCAATTCGTGATAACGAATTTGTTAACATAGATGCGCATTTAGATAGATTCTTGAAGAGTTGTGTTGGTTGGAGAATTCCGATAGAATATACCAAAGAAGATCTAGAAGCAATTCTTCGTGTTCTTCACGCAAAGGTTTCTTCAGAGTATAAAGATTGTTTGGTTTGGATCGCTGTTACTAGGGGTGTTCCAACCAGTGGTAATCCTCGAGATCTTAAATCATGCAAACCAAATTTCTACGCATACATTAAACCATATTTTGGTTTCAATCCAAAAAATGAAGCAACGGTATGTTTGGCAAGAAACGTCAAACGCATTCCTGAGTGTTCAATCAAACAAGCGAACAAGAATTTTGCTTGGAATGATTTAACAATGGCTCAATGGGAAGCTATTGATCGTGGTTATGATTCCGCAATCCTATGTTCAACTGATGGTTTCATTACTGAAGGTGTTGGTTTCAACGTTGGGTTTATTAGTAAAGATGGATTTGTCTATGCACCAAAACATAACAGACTTAATGGTACTGTTATGAAACAAGTCGAACAGGTTTGTACTGAAAATGGTGTAAACTTTATTTGGGCAGATATTTCTCCAATCGATATCCATCAAGAAGTTGATGCTATGTTTTTAACATCAACAGCTGGTGACGTAATTAGAGTGACGCAATTTGAAGACATCATGTTTGAAGATAACGAAACCTTATCATGGTTACAAGCGAATATCTAAATCCAAGCAATAAACATTTACTATTCTTACTTCCTGGGCAGTCATTATCACCAAGAGCATTTTGGGATTTTGAACTACCAGAAGGTAAAACACACGCACAGTTGTTGTTTGAATCTGGACTTGATGTTATTATGTTCGATCCAGCTGGTTATGGTAACAGTCCAGAATTTTATCAATATGACAGAATTGGATATGCTGACCAGATTGAATATTTTTTAAAGAATTTCGTTAGTAGAGAGTATGAGAGTAAAACAATTTTCGCATTCTCCACAACAACAGCAGTTGCTTTAATTTCAGCCGAGCGACAGTTATTCGATAAAGTAATAATTCATAGCCCTTCTATTCGTAATGATAAAAGTTACTATGTTAAACATGGTGATGAATTTTCAACAAGTATTGAAAAACTAAAAACAAACAGACTTGAGAAAATAAGCGATCGTTTGATTCCAAATCCTAACAGAATTGTTGATTGGGAAACTCGCATCGTTAATGTCATTGGAAAAACTTCTTGGAAAGTTCCAGCAAAACCTGTATATGATATTAATAATTATTGGGTTGATCATGGTAACAATGGGTTCAATCCAGAAAACATAACTGCTGAAATTCTTGCGATTCGTGGTCAGTATGACTATGAGTGTAAGACTGGTGGTTTTGACTTGTTCATGCAAATGTTTCCAAAAACACAAGAAATTGTGATTCTAAACAGCACTCACTTCTCCATGTGGGAAAAAGAGTCCGCTAAGACCCGTGCAGCAATGCTTAAATTTTGCTTGACAAATATTCAGAAATAGGGTATAATTATATTATAAACTTGGAGGTGAGAACCTATGGCTGTATCTGTTGAAAAACGTAACGAAAAAACACGTCAACTCATGGCGTCAATGAAGGGTGGTGATGAACCAGTCTTGTTGGAAGGTGACGATTATCGTGTATCTTTAACAAGAGCACTCTGTTGGTATAACAACAATGAAGATGATAAGGTCAAGCGTAAGTGGTTATCCACTTTCTTGACTCAAAACAATCTGAAGGGATTGGTATCAACATTCAATGATCTGTCTGACTTTGATGTCCGACAGCTGGCAGTTCTTTGTCGTTTGAAATCCCGTGGTCAAGTTCTTGAGGAACGAGAAGAACAGTGGATTCTGAACCGAATCGAAGAACTAAAAGTAAAAATCCCCAAAAAGAAAAAGGTTGTTGTAGATACACAACCAACTACACCTGTTGTGTCAATTCAGCAACGTATGGAAGATCGTGCCCACGAACTCGCAGGTGAGATTGATGGAGCAATCGATGACTTTGTTACAAATAAAAAATCCGATTTCTCGGCAAAAAATTACCTGCTCGCTAACCAAGTCGCAGCACCAATTGCAAAACGAATTGGTGAGTTCTACGTTAAACAATCAAAAGAACTACACGAAGCAATTGCTGGAGACGACGAGCAACTTGTGGAAGGTTACTCCAACTTCACAAAGCGAGAGCTGAAGAAGTTCGCTGAGTTCATCGATACCATTATTGCTGACTGTAATCAAGCAGTTCAAACTGCTAAAGCAACTCGTATGCCACGCAAGCGTAAAGAGAAACCAGCTGGTGTTCAGGTTGCTAAAATGAAAGTCATGAAGGAATTCCCAGAACTAAAACTGAAATCCGCAGCACTGACTGACATTATTGGTTCAACTGAGGTTTGGTTCTATAATACGAAGTATCGCCGTGTTGGTGTATACAAGGGAACTAACGGTAACACTCTGGCTGTGAAGGGAACAACCATTGTTGGCTTCGACACTGCCGAGTCTAAACAATTTACGCTACGTAAACCTGAGGAATTCTTTAAGAACCTTTCTTTCGGTAAACGTGCACTTAATGCTTCATTGAAAACACTGAAAACAAAACCAGCAGTACCGAATGGTCGATTCAATGAAGAAACAATTTTGCTTGGAGCATTTTGATGATTTTAGTTGATTATTCCCAAGTTGCCCTAAGCAACATTCTATCGTTTCAGCGAGAGTTGAAAGGTAGTGAGTCAGAAATTAAGAATCTGATTCGACATGTAACTCTGTCCACTCTTAAATCATACAAGAAGAAGTATGGTAAAGAGTATGGGGAACTTGTTATTTGTTGTGATGGACGCAAGTATTGGCGTCGTGAAGTGTTCCCGCACTACAAGGCAGGTCGAAAGAAAGCACGTGAGAACTCTGATTTGGATTGGACTTTGATCTTTGATACCCTGTCAGAAATGCGTGAAGACATTGCCAAGTATTTCTCATATAAGGTTATTCACCTTGATCGTGCTGAAGCTGATGATGTTATTGCAGTTATGGCTAAGTGGACTCAGACAAATGGGCTAGTTCAGCAAGGTTTAGTTGAGGAACCACAAAAAGTTTTGATTCTTTCATCTGATGGTGACTTCATTCAGCTACAAAAATATAGCAATGTTTCTCAATGGTCACCTATGCAGAAGAAACAAATTAAAGTCACAGCTAAAGAACTTCACGAGAAGAAAATTACTCATATCGTGAAAGCAGGTGACGATGGAATTCCAAACATTCTTAGTAAAGATGATGTGTTTGTTGTTGGGGAGAGACAAAAACCTGTATCAGCTAAACGTCTTCAAGAGTTTATTGAGAATGGTTTTATTGCTTGTAAGAATGATGATGAGCGTCGTAACTGGCAACGCAATACACTCTTAATTGATTTTGAATATATACCTGAGGATGTATCAAAAGAAATCGTAGATACGTATGTTAATTATAAAACAACTGGTGATAAAATGTCTATTATGAGTTATTTGATAGAAAACAAATGTCGCTTGTTGCTTGACGAATTGGAGGATTTTTAATGGCTAAGCCAATCACTGAAATTTTTGATGAGATCAATGCCGATCCAAAGGCGATTGAAAAGTATAAAGGTAACAACGCACTTAAGATTATTTTCGAATATGCGTTTGATCCTGCGAAGAAGTTCGTTCTTCCTGAAGGAGATCCTCCTTTCACTCCAACACCAGAACCACTGGGAATGACACCAGCAAATCTCTATCAAGAGTTGCGTCGTCTCTATGTTTTCTGTCGTACAGATTTGACACCATTAAAACGTGAGGGTCTATTCATCGGATTCCTTGAGGGTATTCATCCACTTGAAGCCAAGATGATTCTCGCTGTTAAAGATCAAACTCTATCCAAGTTGTATCCAAAAATTACACACAAACTTGCATATGACAATGGGTTTATTACTGTTGAACCACCAGCAGCAAAGAAGCCACCTGCAAAAAAACAAGTGGCTCCGAAAACTGGGAAGAGCGATACCTAAAGAAAGTATCGGAGCCTTACTGGAAGAGGATCTTTAGGGTATTGACATTTAAACATAAATAGGGTATAATAGTCTTATAAAGATAGGAAGGTCACTATGAAAAAGATTCTTGTAAGTATACTTGCTGTTGGTTCTCTGTTGACTGCTTCAGCTGAAGCACGTGCCCAACATTGGGTTGGACCAGCGTTGATTGGTGGTATTGTTGGATATTCATTAGCTCAACCGAGATATTACTATGGACCATATGGTTATACTGTTCCACCAACTGTGTATGTCCAACAACAACCAGTGATCGTTCAGCAACCACCTGTTGTCGTTCAACAAAATCAAACATGCGAACAACGTTCGTTTCAAGATTCCCAAGGAATTTGGCGTAGCGGAACTTTCTGTTACCAACATTGATTTTTATTTTATATAATGGAGAAGTGTGATGCCTAATTGGTGCGATAACAGTGTTCGTCTTACATTCCAAGACAAAGAAGCGATTGATGCTCTAGAGAAAGAACTCTCAAACAAAGAGGGTGATGGGGTTTTCCAACTATTACGTCCAAACCCATCAGGTGAGTGGGATTACAACTGGTCTGTTGAAAATTGGGGAACTAAATGGGACATGACTTTGGTCGACTTCAATCGAGAAGATGACCATACAATTTGGATTAGTTTTGAAACTGCTTGGTCGCCACCAGTTAATCTTTATGAATTTCTTTATGAAGAAGGTTGGAATGTAGAAGCATATTACCACGAACCAGGAGTTGGGTTTTGTGGTAGCTGGATCGAAGGTACCGAAGAGTTTTATGAATACGACATTTCAAATTTGGAAGAACTCGAAGCAATCCCAAGTGACATTGAAGAATTCGCTGGTTTGATTGATTATCATAATATGTTGAAAGAGGATGGCGAGTTTGATGAAACAGAAGTGGATTGATGCGTTTATGGATACAGCTGAGAGATTTGCTCAGCTGTCTTCTGCTGTTCGTTTAAAGGTTGGTTCAGTTGTTGTAAAAGACAATCGAATTATCTCTATTGGATACAATGGAACTCCAGCTGGTTGGGATAATTGCTGTGAAGAAATTATTGAAGTGCATGAGGACGGTGGTACAGTCACGAAAACGAAGGATGAGGTTATTCATGCAGAAGCGAATGCCATTGGTAAACTCGCTCGTGATGGTGAGTCTGGTTTACACGCTAGTTTATTCTGCACTCATGCTCCTTGTGTTCAATGCGCCAAGATGATTTACGGATCAGGAATACATAAAGTGTATTACAGAAATTCATATCGCGACACCAGCGGAATTGAGTTTCTTGAGAAATGTGGTATTGAAGTAGAGAAAACGAATGAACGCAGTTAAACACGAATTCTGGGTTACTCCAGTTTGGGAGATACAAACAGATTTTAACAACAGTGCATTACTCTCAGAACTTAATAATTGTAAAAGTTCTGATGGTTCTTCGTTTAATCTTTGGAATTATTCTTCTCCAAGAATTTCTTCTCTAAAAGATCTTATTTTTTCTACAGTTAAAGAATGTGTTGGTATTGAACCAGTTATTATGCGTGGGTGGATAAATAGGCAAAAACCCATGGAGTCGTTACCAATACATGATCATGGTGTTACTGTTTTAGCTTGCGTTTATTATGTTAATGCTCCAGATAATTGTGGAGATTTACTGTTGGTAGATCCAAGAGGTAGTCATAATTGGGATATTGCAGTTGAAAATAATGTCATTGGTGTTAAACACAAACGGATAAAACCAGTATCAGGTAAAATTGTTCTATTCCCAGCATATCTTTTACATATGGTTGAAATTAACAGATCTACCGAAACTAGGATTTGTGTTGCAACTAATGTTTCATCTACAAACGTATCATCGCAAAGAAAAGAAAAATGATAACAGTAACAGAAAGCGCACAAAATAAAATTTCCGATTTGTTATTGGAAAACCAAGAAACGCACTTGAGAATCTCGGTTCAGGGTGGTGGTTGTTCAGGGTTTTCTTATGCATTTAACTTTGGTGACAAAGAAGAAGATGATTTTGAACTCGGTTCTGTTCTTGTTGATGCTATGAGTATGCAATATCTACAAGGTGCCACTGTTGACTACGTTGAAGAGTTGATGGGTGCTTCTTTCAAAGTTTCCAATCCAAACGCAACTGCAACTTGTGGTTGCGGATCTTCCTTCGCAGCATAAAAATAATTGAAAATAATTTGACATTTAGTCATTTTGCGTGTATAATATGACTAAATACATTGATAGGGAGTAACCTTACAAATTGTAGGGTTATTTAATAAACTACTTGACATTTAATCAAAACGGAAGTATAATTTCTACTATGAACTTGACGAACATATCCAGAATGCAGAAGCATTTACCACTTAATAGTGGCTGGACATGCTCACGCCCAGAGTTTACAGCGATTGATTACACTGGGGGTTCTGTAAAGTAGACTGAAAACAACAAGTATATTTTACAGAACCCCAAGATGAAAGTCTTGGGGTTTTTTGTTTTATGACCTTACAGTTTGTATGGTTATTAAAAAAGAGCTTGACGTAAATGCTAATTAAGCGTATACTTCAAGTTCTGGTTGATTGAATTGTCAACCAAACGATCTTTAACAATTAGGACTCTGTACCCTCTTCGCCAAGCTGGTAAGGCAACGGATTTTGATTCCGTCATGCGGTGGTTCGAATCCATCAGGGGGTGCCAAACAAAATTGCATTGGGTTGCTAGATCCAGTAGGGTACATGGGCATTAGCTGTCTCGACGGAGATGGGTGCGCCATGATATCAAGAAACCTTGAGATAATATCAGGAGGACGCTGGAGTAATCTAGATCGTAATGTGAGATGCGGTCAGTCGTATGACGAATACGTGGTTAGCCATCGGGTGATGGTTACTGCTGATCATCCCAGTGTGATTTTGTTTGGTAATGCGGGTATAACTCAATTGGTAGAGTATCTGGCTTTTAACCAGGAAGTTGAGAGTTCGAGTCTCTCTACCCGTACCAGTTTCGATGGTGTTCTTAGTGTAGTGGTCTGCACATCTCGCTGTGACCGAGATAGTATGAGTTCGATCCTCATAGTTCACCCCAATGTAACCTTAGCTGATGTGGTCATAGCAGCGGATTGAAAATCCGATGAAGCAGGTTCGATTCCTGCAGGTTGCACCAAATATTATCCCTTAGTAGCTCATTGGTAGAGCAGTGTCTTGATAAGGCATTGGTAGTAAGTTCAATTCTTACCTAAGGGACCAAGTTTTCGCCCTACTCGTATAATGGTATTACGTCGGTTTTGTAATCCGAATACGGCAGTTCGATTCTGTCGTGGGGCACCAGTTTTTCTCGGTGTAGTTTAGTGGTAAAATTCGTGGTTTGGGACCATGTGTCGAAAGTTCGATTCTTTCCACCGAGACCAGTTTTGGGCTGTTAGTGATAATGGGAGCACGCTGGCTTTGCACGTCAGAGGTAAGAGTTCGATTCTCTTACGGTCCACCAAATTTTTATGCGGGAGTATCTCAGTTGGTAGAGAGCTTGCTTGCCAAGCAAGATGTCGCGAGTTCGAACCTCGTCTCCCGCTCCAATGCCTTGTTAGCTCAGTGGTAGAGCTCCCTCCTTACAAGTGGGATGTCGGCAGTTCGAATCTGTCACAAGGTACCAAGTTATACCCGATTGGTGAAATGAATATCACACAGTGCTACGAACGCTGGGTTGGGAGTTTGATTCTCTCATTGGGTGCCAAGTTATGGAGACGTGGTCGAGTCTGGTTTATGGCAACAGTCTTGAAAACTGTCGGGTTAGAGATAGCTCCGTGGGTTCGAATCCCACCGTCTCCTCCATTTTTTTATGAAAGGAAAAGTTATGCCGAGTGTATTCTTAGTAAGCGATACGCACTTTGGTCACGCTGGTGTGACTAAGTTCTTGCGTGCGGATGGTACGAAACTTCGTCCTTGGGATTCTGTTGAAGAAATGGATGAAGCAATGGTTAAACTGTGGAACGAAACAGTTAAACCCAACGATAAGGTTTACCACTTAGGTGATGTTGTGATTAACAGAAAATCGTTACACATTATGCATCGTCTGAATGGTGATAAGGTTTTAATCAAAGGTAACCACGATATCTTTAAGTTAGAGGATTATACCAAATACTTTAGAGACATTCGTGCTTACCATGTTATGAATGGTTTAATTCTTTCTCACATCCCTGTTCATCCTGATCAACTAAGACGATTCGGTTGCAACATTCATGGTCACTTACATAGCAACAGAGTTATGTATGATGATAAGAAAATGGGTGAGATAATTGATCCACGGTACTTCTCTGTGTGCGTAGAGCAAACTGAGTTCAGACCCATCCTTTTTGAAGAAGTTCTAAAAAGGATTCAGGAGCAGGGTGGTACTGTGGGTTTCAAGAATGGTAACTATTAAGGAGAGTGGGCAGGATGGTAATGCAGCAGTTTGCTAAACTGTAGATCGTAGGAATACGGTCAGTGGGTTCGACTCCCACACTCTCCACCAAGTTGCGCTGCAGCTAATCAGGGGTGCTTCCGTTCTCGCCCTGTTAAAATAAAAAATATGACGGAGCCATACTCCTGTAGTTTAATGGTAAAACTCCGAGCTTATACCTCGGCAATGCCTCCAGATTAGGGGATGATACAGGTTCGAATCCTGTCGGGAGTACCAAATTTTGCGGATGTGATGGAATTGGTATACATATCAGACTTAAAATCTGAGTTCTGCGAGTTCGAGTCTCGCCTTCCGCACCAATTATCTCGCTTTAGTATAATGGATAATACAGTAGGTTTCTACCCTACGAATGAGGGTTCGATTCCTTCAGGCGAGGCCAAGTATGCCTCTGTGGACAAATTGGTAAAGTCGTCTCTCTCAAAAGGAGAAGTTCTCTGAGTTCGAATCTCAGCAGAGGTACCAAGTTATGTAGGTGGAGCCAGTTGGATGGGCACTGGATTGCAAACCCATGGAAGCAAGTTCGATTCTTGTCACCTACTCCAAAAAAATAATGCTTGACATTTATTTAAATATCAAGTATAATTGAGTTTAGTTAGTTAATACTGCGTTCGTCTATCGGTTAGGACATCAGGTTTTCAACCTGAGAAGACGAGTTCGACTCTCGTACGCAGTACCATTTGTTAGTGTTATTATGGAAAATTCCTGTGATCGCAGGATAGTGAATCTGTCAATGTGTGGTTAACTCGAGTAGACTACGTATACAGTTGTTATCAAACAAAGATCCCTTGGACGCTTGGGAAATAAGTTTGGTCGTTAAAAACAAACGGCAGTACGGTGAAGGCTGTCTATAACGTAGTAACACTAACAAATGGAAAGTTTCGGAGCAATTGATGCTATGGCGTGTGCATCGGCGGACTGTAAATCCGTCCCCTCGTGGTAAACATTCTTGGTTCGACTCCAAGTTGCTCCACCATATTTTGGACTTATAATCAGACACATAGCAACAAGGAGATCAATCATGATTGATGAACATTTTGAGAGATTCAAACTCCGTGTTGATGATGTATTGGTGTTGGATTCTAAAACTGGCGAAAAGTATGTTTTCGAGAATTTCAGGCAAGCAGCAAATTGTTGTTTTGAGTTTACATATGGAAACCAGTTTGAAGAGGTCGACCCAGGTGTTGAAGCATGGGTAGAAATAACCAAACCAAAATACTCTAGTTTTTTGGTTGACTGATAAACATTTTGGACTTACTGTTGTGATGACCTGATGCTGGTCTGAAACTTCGTAATAGCATACGAGGAAGAAGTGGGTTAGATTCCCATTGTTGTCCACCAAAATTTGGCTCGTTAATATAATGGTTATTATGCCTGCCTGTCTAGCAGGACACAGGAGTTCGATTCTCCTACGAGTCGCCAGTTTTATTCCAGAGTAGCACAGCGGTAGTGCAGTTGACTGTTAATCAATTGGTCGGTGGTTCGATCCCACCCTCTGGAGCCAGATATATATAAAATGCGTTAGTAGCCCACTTGGTAAGGGTAGCTGATTCTAAACCAGACTGAAGCAGGTTCGATTCCTGTCTAACGCACCAACTTTTTATAAGGAGAAGCGACATGGAGAAATTGTCAGCCTAGATTCGTCCACCGTAAGGTTTCTTTTGTTTTTTATTATGTTTCTAAAATTAACAACAAAGGAAATTAAAATGTGTATCGAATTAAAAATTAAAGCAAAGCATTTGGCACTTGAGCCATCTATCATCAAACGTGAAGAAAACAAACTCAAGGGTCAGATAAAATATACAAAAGGAACTGATTCTAGTCTTATCTGGAAATTAAACAGTTTGACTAATCATCGAAAGTGGAATGTTAGAAATGAAGCTCGTGCCACTGAATTAGCAAGAGCATATCTAGCTGGTAAACCATACAGTTATGTTGAGAAGAAACGTAACAATGATGGAATGTTTCAGTTGTATATTGTGCCAAGAATTGTTGCCATGGTAGCAAAATATGGTACAAGAGAACAAAGAAGTGTAGATCGCAAGGTGATTGCTGAGTGGTCTAAACAATAAGCTGTTGCGGGAAGGTCAAGTCGACCCGAATGGTCTCATAAGCCATGTCGAGGGTGGAGCGTTACCACCTCCCGCTACCATCTCCTCGTATGATAGGCATGAGCAAAAAGCATCTATCCGATTAACTTCCGTCAATGAAGTTCGTGTTAATGCCACGTTACGGTAATTCGGCAGGTGGAGTCGTTAGGTTTTACGATGTGAGAGTTGTAAAATTATACACCATGCGTCTGTGATGTAATTGGTAGCCATGCGAGTCTTAGAAGCTCGTGCCCTAAAAGCGTGTCAGTTCGAGTCTGACCAGACGCACCATTGTTGAAAGTCTGAGAGCGAAGTTGCCTAACCAGCAGCCTGACTGTCAGGGTGATACCGACCTTTACCGAGTCCCTCGATGTACTGTGGTGGTACGAGGACCGAAGAGCAGATCTGCCAAGGTAGAGGGGAATGAATGCTTGAACGCTATATTCAAGACTATATTTCCTTAAACAGATGACAGTACTTTCAACAATGGTGATGTAGCACAGCGGTAGTGCAGTTCCTTCATACGGAAAAGGTCGTTGGCTCGAATCCAACCTTCACCACCAATTTTTTAACACAGTGAAAGATAATATGAACATTCAACCCTTGCATGACAAAGTTTTGATTGCTGAAAATAAACGTGAAGAAACAACATCTTCTGGTATTATTCTTGATTCTCAGGGAACTGGTGAATCAAAATCTGGAACAGTATTAGCAATCGGACCAGAAGTTACTGATGTTAAAGTAGGCGACGTAGTATATTTGATGTGGAATAAAGCACAAGTTGTTAAAGTTGGTGATGCTCAACGTGTTATTATTAAACAAGAAGATATCGTCGCAGTTTTAGAAAATTAAGTTATCGCCCACATAGCTCAGTTGGTAGAGCAACTGATTAGTAATCAGTAGGTCACGTGTTCGAATCATGTTGTGGGCACCAAAATAAAATGGAAATACAGGGGTGTTATAAATACAAGATAACAATTCCTTTACCATTTTTTGATTCGACATGTCTCGTGTACTGTTTATATTAAAACGAAAAGAAGATTATAACATTGATCGTGATAACCACATCGGTCTAAGCACAGGTCTGTATAACTCAGCAAACTTCATGTATGTTATGCTCAACGATATGGGTATCGAATCAAAGTTAGTTGTCGTTCCAGATAACAATGCTATTGACAGAGAAGTTACTAATTTCAAACCAACCCATGTCATTGTTGAAGCATTATGGGTTGTTCCTCAAAAGTTTTTAATCCTACAGAAACTTCACCCGAATGTGAAGTGGATTATTCGTCTTCATTCAGAGATGCCATTTATGGCTGGTGAAGGTATGGCTATGGATTGGATCGGCGAGTATTCAAAGTTTAAGAATATAATCATTGGCGTTAATGCTCCTCGCATGTTAAGGGAAATGAAGTTCTTTCTTCAACATCTTAACGATTGGGATGACAAGACAGCCAACGAAAAGGTTATCTACTTACCCAACTATTACCCGCAAGAGTATAAGAGCAAGAAACTCGAAAAAGACAAGGACAATATAGATATTGGGTGTTTCGGTGCTGTTAGACCTCTGAAGAATCACCTAGTACAAGCATTGGCAGCTGTAGAGTTTGCCGACAACATCGGTAAGAAACTCAGATTCCACGTTAATGCTGGTCGAATTGAAATGCAGGGACAACCTGCCGTTAGCAACTTGAAAGGTTTGTTCCAGCATTTTCACGATAAGGGTCATACTCTTATCAATCATACATGGACACCAAGAGAACAATTCTTGGAGTTATGTGGGCAAATGGATCTGGCGTTACAGTGTAACTTCTCAGAAACATTTAACATCGTTGGTGCTGATGTAATCAGTCAGGGTGTTCCGCTCATTGGTAGCAAAGAGATACCATGGCAAACACTAGGTCTTAGAGACCCAACCAACGGACAAGATATTATCGAGGGATTGAGGTTTGCATATAGATTCCCTCAGCTGAATGTGAAGACAAATCAGTTGTCGTTAAAGAACTATACAAACAAGACCAAACGAATTTGGTTTAAACAATTCAAGGAGAATTAAATGTCATTACCTAAATCTCATAAAGTAACAATGCACTTCTGGGAAAATGGTGAGTTGAAAGTTACTCACTTCTTCCTTTCTTCGCTCGAAAAAGCACTAGAATTCGGTCGTAACCTACATAACCAACAGGGTAAGCATATTAAGGTTTATGACGCTGAAGGTCAATTAGCAGATAGCATTGGTCCAGTACCTCAAGACTCTTATGCATAATTTGCCTTTGTAGAAGTTTGCAACTGGCTGAAGCGTTGGGTATTGAATGAAATAATATCTCGATAGTGTAATGGCAGCATACGGGTCTCCAAAACCCTTGGTGGGAGTTCAAATCCGTAAATGGGCACCAAATATATCTCAGTGAAAAATAATAAAATTATTACCGTGTGGCGCAATTGGCAGCGCAGGTGTCTCCAAAACACAAGGCTGGGAGTTCGAATCTCTCCACGGTAGCCATTCGTTCAAATATGCGGGTAAGCGTGAGGTGCGTCGCCAGCCTTCCAAGCTGCGCAGAGTGGGATTCGATTTCCCCTATCCGCTCCAAAATAAGGATTATATGAAATTACCATTAAGGAAAATTGAAGAAAGAAGAAGGGTTTTGTATAATCATCCACTTTTAAACAATGATAAGATTCTCTGTGACATAACTTCACTTCAGATGTTTATGGAAAGACATGTTTATGCTGTCTGGGATTTCATGTCGCTGTTAAAAACCCTTCAGCATGAAATCTGCCCAAGTACAACTTGTTGGGTTCCAAATAAATGGATTCGTTCGGGATTAGCAAGGACGATTAATGATATTGTGACTGGAGAAGAAAGTGATATTGATATTGATGGTATTGGTACAATTTCACACCATGATCTATACGCTCAAGCAATGTTGGAAATTGGGGCGGATGGCAGAGAATTTGAGAGTTTCATTCAAACTGTAACGAATAATGGGTTTCGTTATGCTCTTGAAAATGCCAGTGTTCCATATCCAAGTAGAAGGTTTATGGAAAAAACATTTAAGTTTATCGAAACAGGTAAACCACATGTGGTTGCTGCAGCGTTTTGTTTTGGACGAGAGACATCTATTCCAACTATGTTCACAAATATAGCTAATACGTTAAACTTGGTTAACCATGATTGTCCAAAATTTCATTACTATCTACAAAGACACATTGAATTAGATGGTGACGAACATGGACCAGCTTCAATCTATTTGGTTGAGACTTTATGTGAACATGATCCAGTAAAAATCCACGAAGCAGAACAGGCAGCACTTGAGGCGATTGACGCTAGAATTGAGTTCTGGGATGCTGTCTTAGAGGATATTACTACGCAGAAAGATTATTGGAGACACGAATAATGGATATTGTTGTATTAACAGGTGTTGTATCTGATAATAAACAACTGTATAGAATTTTTGGACCATATCAACTGGCTTGGTATCTCAGACAACACGAATATTCTGTGCAAGTAATTGATTGGGTGCACGAATTAGATTCACAAACATTGTTCGATCTTCTCGACAAATTTATAACGCAAGAAACTAAAATTCTTGCTTGGGGTCAGATGATCAATTATGGAACATCTGGTTGGTGGACCGTTAAGTTTTGTGAAGAAATCCTTCCAAAGATAAAACAGAAATACCCAAATTTAAATGTAATTATGGGTGGTCCTTCAGTACACGAGTTTAGTCATCGTTATAAAAATAGAACAGCATTTGATTACTATTTTTATGGCCATGCTGAAGACACAATTTTAGCATATTGTAATCACATTTATCGTGGTGGTAAAATGTTACCATTTGAAATATTTAATGGTAATAGAATTGTTCGTGAAACTTTCGCTGATTCTATTCTTGGCGATAGTGGAAAGTTTCAAATTTCAAAGTGTTCTTTTAGGTGGCATAAGAATGATTGCATTCAAACCAAAGAATCACTTCCATTGGAAATTAGTAGAGGATGCATTTTTAAATGTAAATTCTGTAGGTTTCCATATATTGGTAAAACTAAAAACGATTTTTCAAAAGATTATGATTCAATCATCGATGAGATTGTTTATAATTATGATATGTATGGAACAACAAATTATTATATGTTAGAGGATACATTTAACGATAATAATGAAAAGATTAACGAGTTACATAAGAGATTAACTAAACTACCATTTAAGATTAATTTCGGAGCATATTTAAGACCAGACCTATTATATACGTATGATGGGCAGGCTGAGAAGTTGAAGGAAATGGGATTGATTGCTGGTTATCTTGGAATAGAATCTTTTTCTGAAGAAGGATCAAAGGTGATTAGTAAAGGATGGAGCGGCAAGCATGGAAAAACTTATCTTTTGAGATTAAGAAATGAAATCTGGAAAGACGATGTAACATTTAGATCCAGTATGATTATTGGACTACCACCTGAAACTAAACAAGATGTTATTGGTAGTAACAGATGGTTTATTGATAATCAAATGCATAACTGGAAATGGCATGCTTTATCGCTGCAACGAGATATAAAGGGACCATGGGTTAGCGAATTTGATCGCGAACACGAAAAGTATGGTTTTACATGGATTTTGAAGTATGGAAAATCTATTTGGAAAACAGAATATATGGATGAACATATTGCGGAAGATCTTGGAAAGTATTTAACTTCTTCTGCCAGTAAATATCAAAAACCAAGTTGTTGGGAATTGATAGAAAAAGGTAATTATGGGTTTGACTTACACGAAGAAAAAAATAAATTCTTGGTGGTCTCAGCTGCTGTTGATAATTTAACATCAAAACGAAAGCAGTTCATTGAAAAATACGTTAGTGATTTGAAAGGACTGTAAATTTTTAATTAAGGAGTGTAAAATGCGGAAGCAAATCAATATTGATGAAGTAAAAGAATTCATCATGGCACAGAGTCCTGATTCTAAGATTTATATCGGTGGTGACTCTGAACGATTCCTAATGAATGGTCAATGGTACGCAGATTACATTTTAGTTGTTGTTGTTCATATCAACGGCAACAATGGTTGTAAAATTTTCGGTGAAGTGCAGAGAGAACGTGACTGGGATCAGAAGAAAGACAAGCCACGTATGCGTCTTATGAATGAAGTTTATAAGATTGCTGAATTGTACTTGAAGCTACACGATGTGTTAGAAGATAGAGATGTTGAAGTTCACTTGGACATTAACCCAAATGAAATGCACGGATCAAGCTGTGTAATCAACGAAGCTACTGGCTACATTCGTGGTATGTGTAACGTGGTGCCTATGGTTAAACCAAAAGCATTCGCTGCTTCATATGCTGCTGACAGATACAAATCTTACATGCATTTAGCTGCATAAAAAAATTAAAAATTTCCCCAGAATTTCGGTGGGTCTTTTTTCCTTGACTAAATATTCGTCTAGACATTAAAACAACTAGCCTTTTTAGGAGAATATAAATGGCAACCACAGATAAATTCACTATTATTGAACATAAAATCATTCCAGTAGATGGTACTTCTAATATATCATTGGTAAGTTCTTTCGCTTCAACTTTAGCTGCAGCAGAAGTTATTGCTAACAAATCATCTGCACCTTTCGTTGAGATTAAAGATCCAACTGGCACCCAAGTTTTCACTAAGGGTACTGCTCCAACAGTACCTGCTGCAGCAGTAGATGCTAAACCATTAGCTCAAGGTTCACCAGAAGCTGCGCCAATTACTATTTAATATGTTATGTTTTTGTAATGTATAAACCTTTATATAATTTACCACAATTTCCAAAAAATTGTATTGAAGAAGCGATAAATGCCAAATATGAGATTGGTTATAAACCAAACCAGTTAAAAGCTGTATCTTCATTTAACAACACCAGTTTCGTCAAATTATTGAAAACCACCTTTGGAAATTGTGGTGGATTGTACATGAAAAACACACAAATGACGATATATGACTGGCACATTTATATCAATCGTCAATGCTCTTTGAATTGGTTGTTGAAAAACACAGATGGCATAACATTATATTGAGAGCACATTCCTGGAGAAGATGGGCAGAAATCCCTTCAATATAAAATCGAAGCTGTTGAATATACATTATATAAACCAACACTTCTGGACGTAACTAAAGAACACTGCGTCATTAATAATACTGACGAAGAACGTATTATCTTTAGCCTAAGTATTAATGCGCCATTTGATGATGTGTGTAATTTTTTACAAACACTGAATATAGAAAATTATTGATAATAAATTTTTTACAATGAATCCTCTGATAAAATTGAATTTGCCCAGATTATCTGGTGATCTTGAGAATGAGATATTAAAAATTTCATCAACTGTATCAGAACACGTAAGTAAAAACACAATCGGTGAGATTGAACAGAATGCGATTGCGAATAATGACACTAAAGTTCTTAATGAGTTAAACGCACTCAAAAACCTTTATGGGTTTCATTATCTGCCACAACATCGTGGTATGCGTTTACCCAGAAACATCAGTGATCGAATCAGATCAGAACTCCCAGTAAAATTCCCAGAAGAAACCGACTTCGTTGTGCAGGTTATAAACACCAAGCACACATTCATTCATAATGACGGTACACGCATGTGTTCTTTCTATTATATGTTGAGTGATGATACAGCAGCTACAAGTTTTTATACTTCTGACGCAGATCCAATCTATGGAACTGTATGGTCTCCATCTGATGTATCAAAGAAATACACATTTACTATGTCGCGTGGTGACTGGCATGCGTTTAATCACAACCATATACATAGTGTTAATAATGTAAATAAAACCAGAATTGGTATGCTTATAGATATGACTAGAGCCTACGGTTCTTATGAAAACTGTATTGATAATTTTAAGGAGTTGATGTAATGGATAAACAATTCAAATATAGACATTCATTGGTTTTTAGAATCAGATTAAAGGATTAATTATGGAAATGATGGAAAAGAAAACTATTACGTATCTCGAAACTTCTAATAATGAGCAATGTCATGAATTGTGGTCGACTCCAGTAATTACTGCAAAACCATTTGATGACGCATTCCTTGATAAATTAGAAGCAGACGTACAATATTTGTTAAAACCAGGAGCACCTGGAACATTAAATAAAACTAATCTTTGGGATCTTCCAGATTTACCAGATACAATGCGTCAAGTAGAAAAGAAAATGGTAGAGTTAACAGACAAGTATTATAGACCACTTTCTGAGATGCCACTTCCACCATTGTTTGGTTCCAAGGGATATTTTCGTGAGATCAAACAAGACAGTGTTTATAGAATATCTCCACACAAACATGCTCAAACACTTGGAGTTGGTATTCTTTATATAAACGTTCCAAAAAGAAATGCTGGCAATCTTATGTTGATTGACCCACGTGGTGGATGTTTGTGGCACAATCAGTTTACTCCATTCAAACGTGTCGCTGTTGAACGTGGATTAATGGTTATACATCCAGGATATTTAATTCACTTCGTTGAACCAACTGATTATGATAATGCGAGATACGACTATCGTTTAGCGGTAATTTCAAATATACATTTTAAGTTTAGTGATTTTATAAAAGAATTAGAAAAAAACGAAGAATCTGTGTATAAAATGGGAAGTATAGAAGTATGATGTTTTTCGATTCATATCCTGAGTTTATTGAAAGCGATGTTCGAAAGAATAGACCAACAACCACTATTTCTTCTGAATCGTTATCTAAACGATGCGAAGTTCTTTTACCGAAATGGTTTATTGAAGGTAAAACCATATTAGATCTTGGTCATTGCATGGGTGCGTTCGGTCATTGGGCATTATCGAATGGAGCATCTCACTACACTGGTGTTGATATTCAAACGCAATTCTGCGAGAAATCAAAAACTCTTCTTGGAAAATATTGGGATAACAGCAAATTCACAATCGTACAATCAGATGTTGAAAATTTCTTAAAAACAACAACTATGAAATATGACATAATTGTTGCTGCTGGTGTTATTCACGGATATATGAATCCTATCGGTCTTGTTCAATTAATGTCTGACGTTTCGTCAGAATATATCGTTATTGAATCTCAGAAAGTTGATGAAGAAGAATGCCCAGCAATCAAATTCAAATTGGTCAATATGGTTAGTAATAGAGATGGACTTCCATATGAAGGTTGGACGAGTCTTATTGGATATGATGCTCTTAGAGCAGTTATGCACGAATTTAATTTCGAGTTGTATGGAGATAGATTATATCCGAAAGAAATCATTGGTGGACATGATTCCTTTAATGATAATATGTCGTCATCTCTCACATCCATCTTTGGATTGCCACAGAGATACATGGCCAGATATAAAAAACGTAATACTAAAAAGAACAGTCTGCAGTATAAGATTCGAAATAATTTACAAGAAGGAAAGCGTCCAAATATCAAATATGATTCAAATGTTAATATACAAAAAGCAGTTAGGTGGAAGTTTGATGCTGAAGTAGCGAAGCGTTTCCAACAAGAAGCAGCTACCAATATTCCTGACTATGAACGTGTTATTGATCTGTGTATTGACATAGCAAAAGAACGATGCGACCCACATTGTCATATCGTTGATGTTGGATCAGCACTTGGTCATACAATTGAGAAATTTACTGATGCTGGGTTCATAAATGTTTCTGGTATTGAATCAAGCAAAGCAATGATTGAGAATTCTGCGTTCTCGAGTTGCGTCACATTATCAGAAACATTCCCTGTTGATTGGAACACCAATTTTGTGATGGCTAACTGGACGCTACACTTTGTCAATGAACGCAAACAATACATTCAAGATGTATATACTTCGTTATCATTGAATGGAACTTTCATTCTGACTGATAAAACTCCACAGAGTGATGCGGTTAAAAAATTATACTATGATTTTAAAAGAGCCAATGGTATAAGTGATGAATACATATATGAGAAGGAAGAAAAGTTAAAGGGTTATATGAATCTGCTACCAATTGATTGGTACCTAGATACATTAAAGGAAGTCGGATTTACCAACATCCAAATAATTAACTCTCGTTATGGGTTTGTTACATTCTACTCTGAAAAATGAAATTATATAAAGACCATTTAGAAAAAGCCCAGAAGTATTCTAGACTGTCAAGTAGCAGATGGTTCTACTTTAAACACATGTTCTGGGCAATTAAATTTTCTGTATCATTGTTCGTATGGTCAATCGCCATGCTGATCCATGCTATAATCCCACAAGTTGTTGGGTTCACAGTTCTTGATAAACTAGTTTCATTCTTAAAGGATATGAAGGAACAACATCCTGATGATCCAATTTTGAAAGATGTTCATTTTGATAACGAAAGAAACACTTAACATTCCTCTCGATCCTATGCTGAGTTGGATCAATTCAATGAAGAAAGTTAGACCAGAGGGTAGAGGTACAGGTAATCCTCGTGGTGCTCAGTGGACAATCAAACCACACTTCAGAGATTTCCTTCCACTCACATCAAAGATATGCGAAATTGCCAGAAAGCGAGCAGATAAATTCACAATCCCAGACATATGGGTAAACTACTCTCCACCTGGATGTATAAATTCTAAACACAGTCATATTGGTGCTGATATTGGTGGTTGTTTTTATCTTGTTGTTCCTGAAAACTCAGGTACCATACAGTTCGAAACTGGCGAGGAATTTATGCCGAAACCTTTCGATCTATTGTATTGGGATGCAAGTATCCCACATTGGGTTAACGAAAACATGTCATTGCAAGATCGTATCTCTATTGCGTTTAATATTAAATTTGACAAATAACATTGTAAGAGGTATACTTTTATTATGATTCTACTTGTTTTATTATTCGTTAAGCATTGGTATGTTGACTTCGTCATGCAAACAGACGAAATGGTCAAGTCCAAAGGTCTTTATGGTGACCCTTATGGGATCTACCATTCACTACAACACGCAGCATTCACTCTAGCAATTTTACTTCTGGTCACAAACACTTGGATGGCATTATTCCTTGCTATTCTTGATGGAATCACACACTATCACATCGACTGGATCAAAATGAATTATGGTAATCGTGATATCACAACACCACAATTCTGGAACCATCTTGGTCTAGACCAGTTGGCACATGCTATTATTTACATTTGGATATTTGATATTCTGAGAGGATAAACTATGAACACTGAAACAATTGAGCAACCTGAAGTTGAAATCTCTGGCGCAGAGAAACTTACCTTTGCTCAAAAATGGCATGCTGAGAAATTGTTAAAGAAAGCAAAGAAAAAGTCTCGTAAGGAACTTGAGCGTAAGGGGTTTAGTCGTGGCGAAGCATCGTCATTGGTGAAGAAAGCGGTTAGAAGTATTTCTTCAAATAAACCAATGAAGCGTGCAGCAGGTAGAGGTGGTTAATATGATTAGTTGCCTATTGGGTTTTGTGTTTCTGGGTATGATTCTAATTGTCGGACTGACAGTTAGACATTGTAAAAATACTGAATGTTCAGATGAAGATTAAAGGGAAATATGTCATTAACAATTAAAAATCTTGAGAGCGCATTGGCTGGCGAATCAATGGCTCATATCAAGTATCGTTATTTCGCTAAGTTAGCACGTGCTGAAGGTTTCGAAGAAGTTGCTCAACACTTCGAACATACAGCTGATCAAGAAATCCTGCATGCTTGGGGGCATCTTGAATTACTCATCGGTAAACCAGATACACGTAAGTGTTTAGAGCTTGCGATTGAAGGTGAAACGCACGAGTTTACTCACATGTATCCACAGATGGAAGCAGAAGCTAGAGGTGAGGGTTTGTTAGAAGCTGCTCAAGAAGCGCAAGAACAAACAGCTGAATCTAAACTACATGCTGAACAATTCAAAACTATTTTAGCTAAAGCAGAAAAGCGTTTCAATGCATTGAAGAAAGTTGAGCAACGTCATGCTGAAGCATATCAACAGGTAAAGGATACACTATAATGGAACACGTATGCGTAGTATGTGGACATGTCCACGATGAAGAATTAGAAGGTAAGTGGGAAGATCTTCCTGCTGAATTTGTTTGCCCTGAATGTGGTGTCGGAAAAGACGACTATGAAACTATCTGATTTAGAAATCCTATTCATGGACTATGACCAAGCTAAGTGGGCACCTGATAGAATGGGTGTTCACTTTGGTTGCGACTGTGGTTGTGGTGGTGACAGCTATACCATTGAACAGTGGGACAATGAAATTGCTGCTGCTGATATTTACATTATGAAGATGAAGAAATTCTGTGAGGAGTACGGCATTGAATATGATGGTATTGAAAGAGACGACGAAAGTCCCCTATGATTCATACTTCCTGATGGAAGTGAAGTGGCAAGGTGGATTTAAACACGTTGTTCCTTGTCGTGGTTATAATCTGGGATCGCAAATCAGATTTACTGAATCTCTTGAGTATGTGGATTCCTATGATTATTACGAGTGCACCAAAGAAGAATATGAATTAAGATTTTTTGGTGATGGTTCTGAATTTGAGGAGACAACAAATGGACGAGCGAGCAAAGCTAAAACACAGCAAAAGAATCCAACAAAAAGAAAACCACGTGCGAAAGGAAGTGAAGATAGCAAAACAGTACGGAATTCCAGTGGACAACCCCCACGAGCTACACAAAAAAAGTCCAGTGGCGTGCGGAAATCCGAAGTGCGTAATGTGCGGAAACCCAAGAAAGATGTGGCACGAACTGACGATACAAGAAAAGCGAGCACATCAGGAAATGGAACTGTCTCGAGCAAGACACGGAAACGGACTACTAAATGATAGATCAGATTGATATAAAATTTAAGGACTATGCGATTGGTGGTAAGATGATCACTGCCAAGGTTGTAGTTGATGAACAGGTAATGGTTTCCAGATTCTCTAATGAAGATGGAAGACAAGCTATGCGATCTACCATGGTGGCAAGGTTAGCTGAAGCAATGTTGGAGAATAGGTTGTGTGAGATCACTCAATATAAAAATCCAATAGATTTTTCAACAACAATTGTGGCACGTGCTTATGTGGCACCTGATGATATGGTTAAATTATTGAGGACGATAGATGCTTGAATGTTTAATACTTGGTGATAGCATAGCAGTTGGGGTATCACAGATACGAACTGAGTGTGTTGCCATTGCTAAGAGTGGTATCAACTCCACTGATTGGAACAAGAAACACATCAATCAAATCAAACCAGCAAACACAACTATCATCTCTCTCGGTTCGAATGATTGGGATGGTAAGACTTACGACAACTTGCGTAAGATGCGTAAGGAAATTGATGGACGTGTCTATTGGATTCTACCATCAGCAACTCGTAAGCCAAAGGAACGACAGGCTGTTTTAGATGTCGCAAATGAGTTCAGTGATTTTATCATTGAACGACCAAAGGAAATGTCTCCTGATGGCATTCATCCAACATATCGTGGATATGCTGAAATTGCTAGAGAGACGAAGAAGAATGATTAACACGAAAATAGGAAACATAATGATTCACACAAAATTTTATGAGAAAGCAATGCGTTCACTTGGTAAAGTTGTCACTTGGCGCATCCTAGTAACAATTACAAACTTTATTGGTGGATGGTTGGCATCAGGTTCATGGACAGTTGGACTTGGAGTTGTGTCTTTCGCTCTTGTCGTAAACTCTGTTCTGTACTACGTGCATGAGCGTGCATGGAACGTCATCGATGCAGGCAAAGAGGTTTCTGAGCCATAAAATAACACATGCAGTGCGTTTTTAAGGGGTAACCCCTAATAACCCTCCAAAATGGAGGGTTTTTCGTTTGTAAGTCGTTGATTTTTAATGGGTTTTTAGACGAAAAATAAGTGAAAAAGTCCTTGACAATAATCCTGAATTCAGGCATAATAACTATTATGATGATCGAAAAGGAAATTATTATGAGAAACGCTGGTCTTGCTTCTGTTGGTGATGTGATTCGTGCCTATGACTTCAAACCTATGATTGGTCGTGAAGACTGCTTCGTTGAGGGTGTTGTTGAACAAGCAAACAACAACGAAATGGGTTACTCTGCTTACAAAATCACAGTGACCAAAGACTACTTCGGTGGTGACGAAGGTGGTCGTGTTGGTAAAATCGTTTTCGTTCCTCATGAGGTTTCTTTCATGGAATACGCTGGTCGTGTGTTGAATCTCTCAAGATAACCCTACTGACCGTAGGGTCTTTAAGAAAGTGCTTTACAATAATTCAAAATTGGCGTATAATAGTCTTATGATGATTGAAAAGGAAATGATTATGAAAGGTTCTATTCGTGCTATCTTGGGTCTACTTGTTGTTTTTGGTGCTGCTGGCGGTCTTGATACTGCAACTGATGCTCAGCTTCCTACCGTTTTGGTTATTGCTGCTGTTGGTTTGTTTATTGTGTACTCTGGCGTAACTGCTATGAAAGGTTCAAAATAATGAGTTACAATGCGACAGCTGAAGCTGAATTTATTGTTGATGTTCTCGAGTACGTAGATCGGTTTCAAGATGAGATGGGTCAAGAGAACTATGCTGACCTTTCCCTCTCTGACGTAGATTACCTTGCCAGAGAATTGAGTATGGATGCTGATGAACTCATTGCTCTTCTTCGGGAGAATTTCTGATGGGTGCGGTCAAAGAACTCTGGGAGGACATTAACTACATGCTGGATATTTGTATCGGTATGAACTACATGTCCTGTCAAGAAATTGCCGATGAGCTCGGTTGTGATGTTGATTTTGTTCACGAGATCGTTGAACAGCGTTGGAATGAAAGGATTGGTTATGAATTACACTGAAGCACGTGCTCTGGTTGAGAGCAAATACGATATGAGTCACGGATCTTACTTTGATCGTGGTTCAGCTGATAGCTACTACGGTCGTGAACCAAACCCCCATCGTGGTGGTGTTGGTGGTGACTCTGGTCCTCGTATCGTTGCTACAAACCCTGCTGACATTACAGCATACAATGCTGGTTATGAGTTTAATGAACAATTTGGTGGTAAGAAGGAGTATTGATTATGTTAGCATACTGTGATTACATTGCGAAGGTTATCAGCGATAGTCTGAAACAGGATGCTACGAAAATGCGCACCTATGTGGACAGCGTTGGTAAAACTATGTGGGATCTTGGTACCAATGGTGAGTTTCTCTCTACCAAGAAGACCATGACTGTTGTTGATAAGAACGGTAAACATTACCGTGTGACTGTTGAAGAAGTTTAAGGAGTGATTATGGGTCTCGATATGTATCTGTCTAGCAAGCGTTATATGAGCAAGTATTTCGATGAGAAAGACTCTGGTCGTATTCAAAACATCAACGAAATCTTTGGTGTTGAGGGTGATGAGGATGGCGACTATGGTGCGCAGGAAGTAACCTTTCGAGTTGCCTACTGGCGTAAAGCCAATGCGATTCACCAGTGGTTCGTTGAGAACTGTCAGGATGGTGAGGACAATTGTCGTGAGTATTATGTTGGTCGCGATCAGCTTGAACAGTTGCGAGAAACGTGTAAAACAGTTCTCTCTGACCTAAGTAAAGCAAGTGAGTTGCTACCTACACAGAATGGATTTTTCTTCGGTGGCACTGACTACGATGACGGGTATAAGCAGGATCTTGAGTACACTGTGACTCGCATTGATAAGATTCTTGCTGACCCTGCGTTTGTTAAATCTGATTTTTACTACCAGTCTAGCTGGTGAGGAGTTATATGAGAAAACGATACTGTTGTGATAACATGTGTAAACAAGGTCGTTACTGTCCCAATGATACATACTATCATGAGCAGTATCAGCGTCGCTACTACAATCTGTGGCAGTGGATCAAGGGTTTCTTTAAGTGAGTGATCCACTGGCATTTTTATATCAAAACATTGGTCGTGGTATGACCACTGCTCAAGCTGAAGAATTAGGAACTGATAATGGCAATAACGAAGGAACAACAGGAACAGTGGAGAGTGGAGTACGACCAGAAGATAGCACGCAACAAGGCACGGATTCAGGAAATCCTAGCGGAGGATGAACTGCTCGATGAGGATGGTTATCCCACTGATGGTGCCCTTGAGATTATTGAGAAGTGGCACTGGGATGACATTCAGGGTTGGTTTAAGTTTATCAACTCTATCTGGTATCTGCATTCTTGGGGTTGGTCTGAGGGTTTAGAAGCACATGAGTATAAGCAAGGCGAGCAAGTCTATCGTATTCATATGTCCACTGCTGGTTGGAGTGGCAATGAAGCAGTTATTCGTGCAATGCAACAGGCTGATATGTTGTGGCATTTAACTTGGGTTCAATCTCGTCGTGGTGGTCACTATATTTTTGAAGTGAAGGAGTTGGAATGACAGGCTGGCGCAAGAAACAAATTACTTCAATGATTGCGATGAAAGAGGTGGCAATGCAAGAACTTGACGACGAGGAAGAAATGTTCGCAGTCGATAAGGACTTGTTTGAGCATCAGATGCGTGTGGCCATTGTCAAGTCTATACAAGAATTAACAGAAAGCGTAAATGTGCTACGGGCACGTGTTGATAGGATAGAAAAGAATGCTAGACAAAATTAAAACCCTGTTGGGTATCAAACCAAAGGCAATTACTCTGATCAAATATCGTGATCCTGAGTCGCCTGACTATATCTACTTTTGGGTAGACTCGAAAGACAAGCAGGTATCTCCTGCGTTCAGTAATGAAAATGATGCAATTATTTGGAGCAGTAATGAACGAAGCACTACGTGAGTTGGTATTGGCAGCTGGAGCACCAGAAGAACTGATTGATGACCTGTGGTTTCATCTATTCTGCCAGAAATTCGCACACCTGATTATACAAGAAATGGAAGTACACCATGAATGAAGTTATTCTGTCAAACAAACAAATGACTAAGCTGGTTGAAATTCACAAAGCGTTTCCCAACATTAGTTTCTACTCAATTCGCGAGACCCATGAATCAGGCATCGGTCCAACAATGAGAGTTTATATAAACCTGTTCGATGTGGACTCAGATGAGCCAGACACACAAATCGACATTACCGATTTGGAGCTGTGGTGATTGCAACATTAAAACAATACGCAAAGCACAAGGATGGAACCTATGTGTCCATGGATCTGCGACCAGAGTCACGTGCTCTGTTAGATAACTTTGTTCAGATGAATCTGGGATTGACCGAGCGTGTTGATCCAAGCACCTATCACATTACAATTATCTACTCTCGCACACCTGTTCCATCAGCAGAGTCGGCTGAGGGTTTGACCACAGAGACAGAAGCATTCGTCACTGGCTATGAGGTTTTCCCCACCAAGAACGATGGACACTGTCTGGTGATGCGACTGAAGTTTATCTGGGCAGAATTTCTGAATGCTAAGCTGACCGAGGAGGGAGCCACATCAGATTATCCTGTGTATAAACCACACCTGACTATTGCCTATGACATGACTCAGATGGTCGACCCAGAAACCCTGCCAATTCCAAAATTCCCACTGAAATTTGGACCTGTGAAGGTGGTACCACTGGATCCACAATTTACACCAGCAAACAAATAATGCTTACACTGTTCAAACAACCAGAAGCCACCAGAGTGTATGACCTGCCACTGGATGAGCACCTGACCTTTCTGATTCGATATGGTCGTCCACGTCTGTCCTATCTGGACAAGGGTTGGTATTGCAAAGTGGAAATGAACACCAACACCACTGGAACACAGTTTGATGTGTCCAGTGAGTTCGGTCATCTAAATCCAAATGAAGCTGTGAAGCAATGTCATGAGCGCATTGACGCAGCACTGAATCAACTGAAAGTAACTGTATGAAGTATTACACAATTTCTTTTCCTGGAGAGCATGGACAACACGTGCAAGAGACATGGTCTACTGATCAAATTCTGAAATCCTACTATCCATACTGGTGCGGTAAGATGATTCAGAATGTTGCTGCTCCCGACCTGAATCCCGACACCTGTATTTCTGACTGGTGTGTGACTCACTGGGCAACCGAAACCGACCAATGGGGCAATCCACTGCAACACAAAGCACTGGCTGAGGTGGGTCGCTGGATGGATGAAGACAAAAACTACCAGATTGCCACACAAGAAGAACATGATGAATTTGTGAAGAAGAGGAACTATCCAATAAAATGAACACATTAGAAATGATTGCTGAACTGCGTGGTGGCATTCCAGACCACTGTGACTTCTGTGAACAACCATACACAGAGGAACGCTATCCAATTCCAGAGGAAGCAGGCATGTGGACATGTAGCCACTGCTTGCAACGCTGGGAGAAACAAGACAAGTGTCCACACACCAATGTTGTTACTACTCCATCCTACGCAGGAGAGGGAGCTATGGAATACATTGAGTGGTTTGATCACAATTGTCCAGACTGCGGTAAGCACTGGACTGCAAACGAAGAATAATGCTTAAACCCACCCCACCCAAAACAACCAACGATAAGCCCACAGCCAAAGATTACATTCCAATCTTTTGCATTCTGGGCATCATAATTTACCTATTTGTTCATGGATAAAGTACACACAATCAATCAACCAAACGGAAAACCTTATATTTCCATTATCGAAGAGGAAGCGATCATAAAGCTACACCTACACACCTACGATAACAACTTCGACTCACCCATCTACCTGTCCATAGATAAACGAGCAGTCCATCATCTGATCAATGCCTTAGGAAAGGTTTCAATCAAAGGAATCGAACTATGAATTACAAAGCACCAAAGCATATTCCTGAGGGATACGAGTGGATCATTGTCCCTGATCCAAAGACTATCTTTCGAGGGTATATGAGGAAGATTAGAAATGTGGCGTCTGTGGGCTAAAGCGTTAGGTGAGAAATCAGGTAAAAGTGATGGTGAATCAGATCGAATTGCCTTAGTAAGAACTGCCATTGTATTAGTGTATATGATAACTAACGGATTTATTATCGCTGGAGTCATACGGCACTGGTGATGTATATTTAGGTGGGGTGTGTGGAAGGAAAACGGACGGACTCTAAATATGTGAAGTCTGTTCTACCGTTTCAGAAAACCAATAATGTATAAGCAAAAAACCTGTCCTGTTTGCGACACCACTCATAAAAAACGTGGTCCGTTCTGCTCAAAAGTCTGCTCTAATAAAGCACGAGTGGTCAAGCCAAGTACACGTCGTAAAATCTCAGCAGCAAACACTCGTCGTGCTCAAACTGAAGCTGGTCGAGCATCTAATTGGACATTCATTGAGCGTGGTAAGCTAAAACAGAAGTCCATACATCAAAAAGCCAATCCTGATGAGTTCGAATTCAACCCTGAGAACCTATACCTGCCACCTATCACTGATGAAACCCCTGATGGAGCATTTTCAGATGGCAAAGACCTCTGGTTCACCGACTGATTGCAAGAAAAAAGACTTG